GACTAATGACGGTTTGTCTGATGTTCCACGAGATGCAGAATCTTATGCTCTAGCGCTTGCTCTAGCAACCGAAGCGCTTGCTGGTAATCATTTGCATAGTGGAGTCGATCACTATCACGAAATTTCTGTTAGCCCTGCTTGGGCTAAGCATTTAAATATTGTAGGTCGTTATGGAAACCACATCTTCTATTCCAGTTAACATTCAAAGCGCATATGATATGAAAGCACTAATTATCCTTAGTGCTTGTGATATTATACAACAATTAGTAGCCATCGGCGATTTACACGGAGCATATGCTATTCGTTGTTTAATTGAAACTATTGAGATGCTACCGGCTGATCCTACATGACAGAAGATTCAATAATGAACTCAAGAGCACTGTTTATAGAAGCTTGGAATCGTGCTGGACATGTATTCCAACTAGATGAGCACGGCGAGCCTGATTGGTTTGCTATGTTTATTGACCACCATAACGGGCCACGATGTGTTCGTTGCCACTTTACTCTCTGCGAACATTGCAGATTCGATGAAATGAGACCCTGTAATGAGTGACGGATTTACTATATTTTTAGCTATGATTATAGGAGCACTGCTCGCTAACATACTAATCCTAATCACTGCTCACATTGAGCGATCTCACTGTGAACGCACGTATAATACTGATTGTGTAAGATCTTATGTCCCAGAACGGTAAGCTATTCATCACTCCGAGGTTTGTTATCATCGCTCCTTACCCAAACGCATTTCATAGGCTAATGCACTATGTGTTACTAGGATGGAAATGGACAAAACATGATTAAAACAACGCTATACGCTATCGCAGTATTTCCACTAGTGCTGCTAGTGGAAATTCTTGCATTCATCGTCGTACCTATCTCCGCGATCTTTGCAGATTCACAAGGACGATTACCTCGTTGGGCAAGAATCTATGAAACTCATGATGCTTTAGGGTACCTTGGACCACTCACAGAGCCTGTTACTACAGCAACCTACCGTATTCACCCAAAACTAGGGTTGATTCACTATCTCTTACGTAATAAAGCATACACGTTTAGAACACTTTTCCGTGCAGTTCCATCTCCTGATTCTGAATTACGCATCTACGGTGACGTCATCCCTCCTCAGCGATACGGATTCTCATATGTAATCGTTATCAAAGATTCATACTGGGAACTGCAACCTCGTATTCTACTTAAGAGTTTCTATCTCTACGCTAGAATCGGTTGGAAAATGATGCCATACATTCATGCCTCAACCCACCCTACTGCAGGATTATATATTGGAATCTCTATCCGTTCAGATGATTGGGATGATTTCAAATAAAAAAATTGGTGGGAAATGTTTTTATCTGCTAGTATTTATCTGTAAGGATTACATAGCGAGACCCAGCCAGGAGCGTTTACGGAGTAAATTTAACCGAGGTCCATTTTGTAAACGCTATGAAAAATTGCACAAAAGCTAATCCAAGCTGATCCACAAGTGAATTAGCGCATCCTCCTACTGTCCTAGCTGGTTCAAACATGTTTCAGTATGCTTTCACAGCTACAGATTATTAAGTTAGACGCGGAGCGTCTACGCTGTTGTAACTCGTGTTATACTAAGACTTTTACATGATTCAGTTGAAAGATTCAAACCCTTCAGCGTGCGAACGGAGTTCGCTTTGGGTAGCCAACCAAGCGAAATCTCACTTAAAGTCCTGTTTTACTCCGTAAAAATCATAATTAATCCATATTTTTTAGTATTATTGCTACAAAACAAAGCAAAACCCGTTAGGAGCATTCCTAGCGGGTATTTTTATGTTCAAATGCTACATGCTCATGTTTTAAGCAGCGGTGGCACGGAGTGCCACACACTTGCAGCGCGTGTACCAGCGATTTCATTTTGCACTTGCGCACTGCATTGATTCTGCACTAACATACTGGCGCTGCGCACCGAAGGGGACTTCTAATCCACATCGAATCGTAGCAGTATTAGCACCAGCCTTAACATTGATTTTGCACTATGCCGCTGGCGCAGGGACTTGTACAGTTACGCCACGGAGTGGCAAAGGTGGCAGACGCATTGAAATTGTACTTCACATTTGCACTGGTGCTACACACCACCGAATCTGTTACGCCACGGAGTGGCAAAGGTGGCAGACACGTTGAAAGTGTACTTGCACACGCACTGGCGCAGACCCAGACCTCAATTGACTTTGGCTTGCACAAATGCTAGCACGTACGTTTAAAAAGTACTTCACAAATGCACTCTGGCGCAGAAACGCTTCGTCCAAATCTCAATGAAATCAATGGGTTAGTGGTAGCAAACACAGTCATTTTGTCGTGAGCACGCACACCAAAAAGCGTGCAATTTCAATTGCTTAGTGGGCTGGGCCCCACCTATGCTAAGTGCTTGATATTGTTAGATAAGCAATGCAAGTCTATAGCCTTGCATTTCGTTAATGCAAAGAAAAAACCTTGCATAAAAAGCGTGTATAATCAAGGAGTTAGCATGTAGGGCGCCGCTAGGTGTAAGTGTTTGTTTTTACAAAGTAATTTTATGCTTGCTGGCTAGTCTCGAATCAGCTATAAAGAATGAGTAGTGAGTAAGTAGTAATAGCAAGCCTAGCCGATGCCGCGATAGCCTGCACCGCCTCCACCCTGATTGTATGGGCGGCCTGCACGGATGATACTGGGTCGGTAAACACAAGCTGTAGGGATGGCCATCCTGCGAGTGTTGAATAGGCTTGCTCTTACTGCTTAATCCAGATATGGAGAAAGACATGAAAGTTAAATTCGGTTCTTCTTTGGTCCGTGTTCTGTGGTCAAAGTCTTGGTATACGCTAACCCCTTGGGCTGATGCTGGTCGTGTCCTGCCCTACTTCAGTCTGGAGAAGCAAGCGCAGGGCGATGTGTCCTTGTATACGCTGACTCTTGGGCCTATCGCTATTCTGTATGGGAGAGTATGATGGCAAGAACGATAAACCGCGTTGAGCAAGCGTTCTACACGCGCAAAACCAAAAACTCGATGCTCCTGATGTTCTGGTCTGAGGACTGGTATCACCTGAAACCGTGGACGGTAGACGGTAAGAGCGTTGGGTATATCAGTAAACAAGTTCTCGTCAGAGAGCAAGGCCGCATGACTTCACTTATGCTTGGCCCTCTGCTGATTGTGTATTACAAAAATAACCTTACATCTCAATGACTTGGGGTGTGGGGCGCCGGGGTGGTTAACCCCTTGTTTTCATTCAACCATTGTCATGGCATTATCCCGCAGATCGAGGTTTGCGAGCTTTCCGGCAATGCTGTGCAGAACATGCACGCTGATGTGCGGATTGTAGATAGGACGATTCTTGAATCGAAACCATTCCCGCATTTCATGTTCTTCTGCCCGACGAATTGCATCAAACACGCTGCCGACCACCTCTGAGTCACACATATGCGGGCTGAGATAGTGCTTTGCACCGCTCCACGGAGTTGTTTCGCCCGTGAATGGGTCGATAGACACATCTGCCTCTGCTGTCACAGCAATTTGCAGATAAACCCCACGATTGTCCTGCTTCACATGAAACAGCCAGCCCGTCTTATAGCGGATTTGGCTCACAAGGTTTTGAAAGTCAGTCAGAGTTTTCATTTGCTGCGCTCCTAGCTTATATTTTGTATAGCATAGTAGTTCTGTCCTTGCAACAGGCATTTTTTGTTTACATATCAATGAGTTAAATAGCTATGCGCCGGGGTGGTTAACCCCTTGTTATCTAAGCTGTTCTTGCAACTCCTCAATTCGAGCTTCAACCGCTGCACGCATCCGCGTGTTTGCTTCCTCTGCGTCAAGATAGTATTCGATATTGGAGAATCCGCTTGACAGGTCAGACTTCACATACCGCCCATTACTGAGACGATACGTTGCGGGGACTCCTTCCTTGTGGAAGTCATAGTAGGAAATAACCTCCTTTTCCACAGTCGAAGCAATCAGTCGCAGCGAATACGAGTCAAACTCGTAAACGCGCGTTCCGAGCGCAAGCCGTTCGCCCTGCACCGGAATCATATCCGGCAGATATTGAACCTTGACCTCGGGAGTCGAAGTCAGTGCAATTTCTGCATCTTGCAGCTTGGTAAGGTATCGCTGCACATTTTCACGCAGTCGGCTGTTCCACAGCGAGCGAATCCGCAGAATACGCAGCGCAAACGGCGTTGTGCGGTGTTTCAGTTCCAGGTAGTCCCGATGCAGCCGAATCGTTTGCAGATTCTGAGCGTGCGCGATAGCATCAGCTTTCCGAAGAAAATAGCTGCTATCTCCTTCCACGATTTCACCGACACGTTCTTCGATGTTTCCAGCATATGCCCACCAGTAGGTCGGCAGTTCAGATTTCGGAACAGTAAACATTAGTATCTCCTTTGCTTTCCTGATGTATCGCATAATACGCTGAGTGTTGCAAGAGATAAATTACTGTGGATTTTCAAAGTGCTACGTGCCTAGGCGCCGCGGCCCCTAACTACTTGAAGTTAGGGGCTTTTTTCATATCACCTCGAAGTGCGGGATTTTCGTGCAGGTAGCTTGCTCCATTTCGATCAGTTGATCGCCTTCGATGCCGAACAGGTGCCACGGCTCACGAAACTCCCAGTCGTCGCGGTCCAAATCCCCGTTTGCCCACAGGGTATGAACCTTTGCGTTGATTTCGTCAATGCTGCCTTGCAGGTATTGCGGCATATTCTCCGAATCGACGTAGATCAAAACGTATCTCACAGCACGCTCTCCAGTCTTCCCTTGACCACATCCAGCAGATCATACCCGCTGGTCAACAGTTCGGCAATAGCCTGAATCCGATCAGCCTCGTCCCATTGTGCATACTCGACTTCTGCGGCACGATGCACCCAGTAGACGCTAGGCAGATCATGCGGTTCGTCGATGGTCTGGACCTCGGTGAACATGAAGTCGTCACCGCTATCGCGCCAGATTACGGTATAGGTTTGCATCTCTTTTCCTTTCAGAGTGTATGGGGCGGGGGAACCGGGATATTGCGCCCGTAGATATAACCGATTACGAACGGCATAACCACGATGCCGATAAGTGCCGCGAGAGTCGTCATTTCAGTCTCCGATGATGGCGAGCGATTCGCTCGTAGAACCAGTATTGCGGAATTTGTAATCGAAGTCAACAAGTTCCTGCAAGAACAGGTGATTGATGAAGTCGATATATTCTTCGAACGTTACGTCCATGATGTTTTCCCTCTTGATGATTATGTATAGCGCGATTCGTGCTGATGTGCAATAACAAAAAACGCTGTAGAATCAATGTGTTAGACCCTACAGCGCCGGGGCGGCTAACCCCTTGTTTTTATTCCTTTTTTGCGATCACAACCTCTGGGTTAGTAATGATCTCCCATTTATCTAAGCTGCTTTCTTGCTTAGACCAGGTATTACCAAAGATTGTTGCCGCTCTTATAGACTTAAAAGGCCCGTTCAGAATGATTTGTCCATAGCGTGTGACGACTAGCACGTAAGGACCTTCGCCTACGAGAATTTTCATAGGACAACCGTCAGAGTTTGCCACGAAAAATATCCGTCGGCGAAGCAGCTTTCGATACAGGCTTCAACACTTGCGCGATCCTCGCGGGCAATCTCCGCAACGTGCGGATTATTGCGAAGCCATTCGAGTCCCGCGTCGGTAGTGGCGAAGATGATTCCATCCTCGCCAATACCCCATTCGCTCCACAGACGAAACATTATTTTTTCTCCGGTTTCGCGGTCAGGGTCCAGTGGCTGCCGCTGGTTTGCATTTTCGTCACGACCTGAGAAGCCTTGATGCGAGAAGCAATCTCAGCCTCATCACGGGCTTCCGTAATCTTGTCAGTCATGTCGTTCTCCTTTGCTGATAAATATTTATAGACCGATTCGTGTTGCATAACAAATGCAAAATGTGTAGTAATATCAATAGTTTACGTGTTGTAGCGCCGGGGCGGCTAACCCCTTGTTTCTGCTACGGTTTTTCCATTCTCTAGCCGCACCTCGTTAAGGTTTGCCGGATAGCTTCCTAAGCTGTCAAGCCAGTCTAGGTCAGGAAATAGAGTCTCGCTGCTATCAAAGACTTGATACAGCATAAGCCGCATAATATCGTGACCTGTTATGCTATGGTCTTCCATAACAAGCTTGTCATTGATATAAAGGCCTTGCCAATCGTCGCCTTTAACCAAGGTAATTTGGTTTGCCATATCAGACCGCCGAGATTTCGAGAATGTCAGAATTGAAATGGCTTTGCAGCGTAGCTACCACGGTTTCCCAGTCTGCAAAACCTTCTCCAGTAGCGGGATCGCCATCGCACCACACATCATCATCGCATTCATCGTCGCAGACGACGCTGAAATTGCTATCTTCTTCCAGAGTGCCGTAGCATTCGACGTCGCGGCCTTCGAAGTGGACGACATAGACATGAGGGGCTTCCATATGTTTTCTCCTTTGATGATTAACAATAACCCGAATCGCCAGCATAATGCAAGCGCTATTTTGCTGTGTGTTCTCAATAGCTTAGCCCATACCGCGCCCCGCGCGCTAAGTGCTTGATATTGCTGCATAATTTCCGTGTTGTTTATGCAACAAAAAAGCCCCTGCCTTGCGGCAGGGGCTTGACAAGCTAGCCCCAGATCAGGGCTAGCTTACCGATTCGGGCGATTACTCGCCCTGCGGTTTCAGGTGGTCGATGAGAGCCTGAATCGCCTCCTTGGTGGCGTTCATGAACCCGTCCACGGCGAAAGGGGCGACAGCCTCCAGTTCCCGCATGAGTTCCTTCTTGGTCGGCCCTTCGACCTTTTCAGCCTTGGCAGGCTTTTCAGCCGCCACATACACACCCTCGCGCACGAGTTTCGAGCGCACCGAGCGGACGGCCTTGCCGATCGACTCAGCGATCGTTTCGACCGATTCCCCGGCCTGATACCGTTCCACGATGGAAGCGGTCAGTTCCTCGGTGTAGTTCACTTTACGTTCAGCAGCCATATCTCTATCTCCTTTAGCTGGCGTTGCTTTCCTCTTCAGTGATTCTGTTATACGCGATTCGCAGGCAGTCAGCAACCGTATTTTTCGCTTGACACGCACAAAATCGTATTTTCTTCTGAGAAAAATTGTGAGCAAAATCAATGGGTTAGGGCCGGGGGCGCCACCCCCTGCAACTCATTGAGCTGCAAGGGTTTTTTCTGCATCATACCAGCCGCGCCACCAGCATCTAGCGTAAACGTGTCCAGCCTTGTAAGGGCAGGTTTTGGCCCACCCTTTCAAGCGCATATCTCGCCCCGCATTATAGGCGACCTGTTTATTTATTGCAAGTCGCTCTGTTTCTGTTTTATTGCGAATATGCAATTTGCAACAGACTCGATCCGGTGGACGATTGCGGGAAAGCAATCACATCCCCACGCGGATACGGGCAGCCCTCCACACCACAAGGCCATACGCTCGGCTGACCTTTTGTTTCAGCCCAGCAATTGATCCCGCAGGTTTTGCAGGTTCCAGTTTTGGTCATAGGTTTTTTTGCCATCAGAATCCCTCCTCGGCTGTGTTTTCTCTCACGGTTTGGCGTTGCGTCGCTTTTGAGACATATACGCCTTCCCGCACCAACTTTGACCGAACTACAGCCTCGCTGCGACTGATAGTCGCCCCGATCATAGCAGGCGTTGCGCCTTGCTTATATGCTGCGATTATTGCCTCGGTCAACCATTGCGGCCATTGTTTCCAGATCATTGCGCCCTCTTGCTGATAACTGTATATCGCATGATTCGCTGTGCATTGCAACACAATAAAAACGTGCAAAATCAATCGGTTAGTGCGATGGGCGCCCCACCCGCTAAGTGATTGATATTGCTCAAAAAAATGTGGGGGCTTACGCCCCCACAACTTCCGTTTCCGGCTTGACATATTGCGGCAAAAATGCCTTGCCGTCGATCCCGAGTCGGGTGTTGATTTTTTTCCACACCGCGCCAGCAAGTTCCGCAGGGGACTTGACAACGGGCAGACGTTTCTTGCGGGAAAGCGCCTTGACCAGAATATCCGATTCGATTTCCACGTCGGACCACGCGATATGGCGCTCCTGAAAATCGGCATTGACAAACTCGTAACGATATGCTTCCTCGGCAGAGGTCGAAACGAATCGGCCAGACGCGCTCGGAGTCGCCACCTTTGCAAAGTGACGCGGGACCGATTCGCCCCAATAATCCCAAATGTCAAGCAATTCCACGCGATGTTGCAGCCACCGCGTCACATTGCCGCCCGTCAGAACCGAAACGGTTTCGGGCAAGTATTTGAAATCAAAGGCGGAATTGTAGGCGCAGCAGATCATCCGATGGCCCGCCTGTTGCAATTCTGCAATCTGGCGGTTATATTCGCGCCGAACGTCGAGAATCCCAGCCGGACGAATCAGATGCCCATAGGCGTCGTCAAAATAGTGGCCCAGCTTTTCCGCAAAGAACGGCACATCATGGCGGAAAGCCTCGCGAATCACATACGATCCGCGGCCATACTCGCGCCCGCGCTTGTCAATAGTTTTCCAAGCAATATCGAACGCGATACGCTTTTTCATCGTGGTTTCAATGTCCGTAACAACGAACAGAGTCGGGGCCTTAGCCATGTTGCAGGTGTCCTTTGTTTTCTGCTTCCGTGCATTCTGTATCGCATGATTCGCAGACGGTTGCAAGCACAAAAAACGCAGTAAAATCAATAGGTTAGCGGCGGGGGCGCTGCGGCACCTAAGTGCCTGATTTTACTCCTCAATTTCGACGGTCAGACTCAACCGTTCGCACATCGCATCCCACAGACCGATTCGCATCTCTTCAAGATATTCCTCAATCGCTGAGTCTCCTTTTGCGATTACCTCTTCAGGTATTTCTTCGGTCCATGTAGAGTCCGTTCCGGCGAATCCGTAAGACTCGTAAACTTTAATCTTCATCTTCTTCTTGCTCCTCAAGTTCCATGTCAAGCAGGTCTTGGCAGTGGTGGCAGACAGGCTCTGAGCTGAGTTCGTGCGATTCGAGGTTGTCAACGTGCCAGTGCCAGCCGCAATGCCCACAAGAGGCAATTGCATCCCAGACCAGAGAGTCAATCTTGGATTGATCCTCGATTGAGAGAGCAGAATATTCTTCACCCCATTCCACATTGAACGATCCGTCAGAATCGCTGATGATTTCTTCCGCGATTTCTTCCAGACTCTTCACATACGCCGGAACGGTGAAAGCATCCAGAACCGACCGAGTCGTGATTCTCGATACGATCTTATATTTTTGAGCTTCTGTCTCCCTTGTTTCGGTAGCATACTTTTTTGCCAGCATTTCGCTGTCAAATACTCCGACCAGTATTTGAGAGTCATCGTCATAGTAGAGTTCGAATTTGATTTCCGTGTCAGACATTGCAGCCTCCTGAGTTACCCTCTTATTGCATAATTTACAGGCCAGCACAAGAGGAAAATGTTGTTAGTTTTCAAAGGTTTAAGGCGCTGGGCGCCGCCCTGCATAACCTATTGATTATGCAGGGGTTTTTTCAAGGCTTGCCGTAAATCTCCTTAAACCGCTTCCAATCGTAACCCGCTTCTTTAAAGCGGATTGCCGGGTCATATCTGTTGGGGCATATTACCAGCCCCACGCAAATTGCAAATAGCAGATATTCCATTAATATCCTTTCCCGTCGATAATTCCCTGATACACCCCGCCATTTTCTTCGATTTTACGGTCCTCATAAGGACCGATAATAACGCGGTTCAGTTCCATTTTAGCGCATTCAAGCGCGCCCACCATTTCATTCACCACGGCGTATTTCAGCCCTTTGCGGCGAATGTAATTGGCAACGAACGTGGACACCAGAAAATTCAATTCTCCGGCATTTTCAGGAGTCCAAAGCGTTCCTTCCACCATCAAATCGTCGTGAATGTCGGTGCGTTGCTGTTGCGGGATGTAGGGCATTTTAGGCGACCTTTTGCAGAGTTTCACGGCCACGACGGCCAAGTTGCGAAGCGATAGCGAAGAAAGCACCTTTTACCAGATTGTCGGTATCCAGCCACGTCCAGAGGTGGTGATGCGTAAATGCCACATCAGAAATACCGTTCGGGCAGATCGAGCCGCACTTGCCGACGGCATACACGGGCTTGCCCATACCATAGGCCATTCCGACTTCCACGAGCGCACCGCGCTGTTCTTCGGATTGATCCTCACTGTAGAGCAGAACGAAATCGGAATCGCGCACATCTTCGTAGCACATTTGCCACAGCAGACGCTTGTTATCCGTAACAATCGGATTGTTACTGTCGAGGTCAATCCACCGCGCTTGCACCGGAAGGCCCAGTGTATCACGCAGCATCTTGAATTTGTCAGCGTGCCAGATTTTGCCAGCGGTATAGAATTTCATGGCTTTGTTCCTCTCTTGCCGATGATTATGTATCGCATGATTCGCCAATCATTACAAGAGAAAAGAATTGTTATTTTTCAATGGGTTAGCGGCGGGGGCGCCTCGCCCTCTAAGCATCTGATGTTATTGGTTTTTTCGCTGCTAGTTCGCAAAATCTCAAAACATGGTCGAGTTCCGAAGCAAATTGAATAGCTTGCGGATTGCCTTTGTCAATCTCCCGTTGCACGTCTTCTAGCATGAATCTAATTTGCAAGAATGCAACACCGCCATCAGAGTTGACAATCTCAACAAGCTTCATTAGTTTTTGCGTAAGTGTCATATTCAATTCCTAAAATGTGGCAATAGCGGGGGTGGCCACCCCCGCTATCACTTCTTACACCTGTCCGATGGACCGGAGCAGTTTTGGCTGATTAGGCCCAACTCACGCACGTTGTCGCTAGTATGTTCTCCGTGTAACATACAACCACACTCCGTTTGCCGGAAAACGGAGTAGAAAGCCTCGGCAGCCAACCCTACCGCTGGTATCTCAGTAACTTCCAGTAATCACTCTTTCCGTCCTTCGATATAAACAATATAAGCGATTCGAAGACAACGTGCAAGCGTAAAGTGAAGGCGACTAGCAAAATAATGTGTAATGAAATCAATCATTTAGCGCTGGGCGCGCCCCACCCCCTAACCCCTTGATTTCAAAGGGTTTTTAGGTGAGTGACCCGCTGAGGACTTGAACCTCACACCCCCTCTGCAAAGTTGTCAAGTAGTTGCAGCTACCTTGACAGGGTGGCACCGTGCGCGGGCCGTAGGGGCTAGGCGGTTTCCCGCCTAGCCTATCGTTCAGGCAGCTTCCGCAGCCGCTTCATCCTCAGCCGGAGCTTCCGCTTCCGTCTCCAGATGGGCGATCAGAGCCGACAGAGCTTCCTTCGTCGCATTGACGAAGCCGTCAATCGGCAGATGCGGAGCCAGACCTTCGAGGTCGCGCAGAAGTTCCTTTTTCGTCGGACCTTCCTCGCGCTTCGCTTTCACGGGCTTTTCAGCCGCGACGTAGACGCCCTCACGGACCAGCTTGGACCGGACCGAACGGACCGCCTTGCCGATGGACTCGGCAATGGCTTCGACGGTTTCACCCGCCTGATACCGCTCGACGATAGCCGCCGTCAGTTCTTCGCTGTAGTTCACTTTCGCTTCCTTAGCCATATCTCACTCCTATGTGCTGGCTTGTTTCTCTTTCAGTAAGATATGTATAACGCGACTCACGACGATTCGGCAAGCGAAAAAAGCAGAAAAAGAAGCCTCAAATCGAAAAAAGTTTTGTGTGTTTTCAATGGGTTAGCGGAGGGGGCGCTGGGCTGGTTAAGCCCTTGATTTACTTTGTCTTTAAGCCTCGTCAATATAATCGTCGTCTTCCCAGCCAGCGCTTAGCAGACATTCGTCTGCGCCTTCTTCCGGGCTCAGACCTTCTTCGTAGGCGTCTCGACTCAGCCAGTCAGGCAACATGCCTTGATCGAGTCCGCCAGTTTTCTTGAGCAGGATTTTATCTACAGCTTTCATCCATTGTTCATAGGTCATAGCTTGCATAGTGTTCTCCTGATTTATTGGTAGGCGCGGTCGGACTCGAACCGACAGCTTAAGCATTTTAAGTGCTCTGCGTTTACCTTTTCGCCACGCGCCCGTTGTTTAATTATTTATAGCTGATTCGCATCCACGCAGCAAGCAATAATTTATTGTGTATTATCAATGGTTTAATGCGCTGGGCGCCGTGCCTGCTAACCTTTTGAGTTAGCAGGCTTTTTCTAGTTGCAGCTTGCGCTGAGAATGTTCCGATACCACGACAGAAGCGGAACGCGCCAGCCCGTGACCGTAAAGTCACACGTTGCCCCTTCTTTGATGCTTCCGTAGAGGTCGGAAGAATTGAATTTCATTGCCAGAAGGGAGTCGGTGTTCTCGAAAGTTTCCCGATCAGTAAAGATCAGGTATTTCGATTCTTGTGTCTGGCCTGTGCCAGTCATGATTCGTTCCTTGTCCTGAATCACGACGCCGGACACCGTGTCCATAGTGGCGAAATGAATCCAGATCTTGGCCGGAACGACGATCAGAAGAAGGCCCACAAAGAGCCAGATATATGCGCGTGTCATGTGTTTTCCTTATCAGTGAAGTTTGTGTTCGCGGTCGTCCGAATGTCCACCATTCGAATCGCCACCGTTATCATCGCTTTGACCGCCCTTCGACTTGCCGCCGTTGCTGTCGCCGCTCGAATCGCCGCCATTCGAATCATCACCGTTGTCGGTCGAATCATCACCGCTGGTAGCCGAAGCGGTTTCACGCCCACCATCTTCCGAAAAGGCGTTGTTGCTGTAGCACTCCGAGTAAACGGGTTTGCCGTTCACATAGACCACGCAATCCGGCTTAACGCAAGCCATGAGAGCGAGAGGCAGAGAGAGAAGAAGATATTTCATGTTTTGTTCCTCAGTTCACAAGTCAACTTATGACTTGTTTTAGTTGATTTCGAGTTCGAGCTTTTCAAAGCCCTGTTGCACCGTCTGGACGCTTTCGTGAACCCCGTCAGGGAACACGACGAACATTTCTGTGTAGATCGTTCCGTTGCTGAGAATCTCCGATTCAGCCACGATCCCGCCGACAACCGATTCGTAAATGGTCGTCTTGAATGTTTGTCCGATCAAGTCAGTCAGCTTGGGCTTGTTCATGGCTGCCTCCGTTTCCGATGATTCTGTATCGCATATACCAGCAGCAAACACAAGCACAAAAATATCGTTATAAATCAAAGGCTTAGGCCGTGCGGCGCCGCCCCTCCTAACTCATTGATAATAAATGAGAATTTGAAGGGTCAGGATTGCGACCGGAACCCCGGTGCGAATCAGTTCCATCAGGAAACGAATCTTATTCATCATGTCAAGCCTCCATCAGCTTTTTGTTGACTTTGATTGCGTTAAGACACGCGACCCCGATTTTCCGCATTTCTGCAATTACAGGTTTAGCGTCGTCGAACATCACAACCGGAAGGTGTGCGAATTGACGCAGATTGCGGAGACGCTGAATCTTGCGGCGCTTGAGTTTAGCGTCCTTGATGTGATTCTCGGACCCGTCGAGAGGACGGCACAGAATCTTGTGCGCGTCAAGCCCGTGGTGGGCAAGAAAATCGTAATCGTCCTGATTCATTGCACGCGCCGTGCAAATCACGATATAGTTTTCAGAACGATTTAGGCGCTTGAAGGTTTCGGCCAGCGGCAGGAGCGTATCCCGGAAAATGCTTTCCCGATTCTTCATCGCAAAATATTTTTCGAGGTCCAGAGTCCCGTCAGGTTTGTTCGGGGTCCGATGAGCCGAGTCGATGATCGTTTCATCAAGGTCGAAAACTACGATACGCTTCATGTGAGCCTCCTTTGATGATTCTTTATCGCACGATTCGACGGGGAACGCAACAGGAAAATATCGTTTAGTTTCAAGGGGTTAGCCAACGCGGCGGCCCCCTTGCTAACGCATTGATTAGCAAGGGTTTTTCTTACAGCGGCTGCCACACGATGGAGTTGATGACAAGGCAAGTCCCGTTATCGTCCGGCGACAGATCGCCGTGGTGAAGGGTGAAGTATGCGACGGCATCTTGAAGGCTTTTGCCATAGATGGTCTGCTCGTAGCGACCTTCGATAATGCCAGTGGCAGCGACCGCAGTCCAGATGAAGTGGTAGTTGCCTTCCATAGCGCGTCCTCCTTGTTTCGGTGAGACTGTTATGCCGCGATTCGCAGAGCGTGTCAAGTAGCTAAAAAAATGCTGTAAAATCAACGGTTTGGCTGGCCGGGCGCCCCGTCGCGTAACCTATTGATTACGCTAGGGTTTTCTCTAAAAATTAAGCATCTAAAATCACATCTTACCATTAGAAACAAGGGCTAAGATGTGTGCGGTGTTGTGACGGTCCGCTAACCTTCGTTACACTGCCAAGTCATGAGTATATTATCCAACTAGGTTCCTTGTCCGCTTTTTTAGATCAACCAAACAGCGCCGTTTACGGCGAGTCTCGAGATTTAATCATTTGCTAGCTTCCCAGCCCAAAAAGGGCAAACCCTGCCACCACAATATTCGTTACCAGCAACGGGTTATCGTGCTGTTTGATAGCATGGCCGATCCATGCTGCACACGCCACCAAACCCACGCCCATAGTCAGCTTGACGCTGAACCCCGTAGACAGAAGCGCCATTTGACAAACAACGCCGATTGTCCCGATAATTCCGAACATGCTTGATTCCTTGTATTAGTCGCGCACGCCGTAGGCGCGACGCATGTGAGCGTCCTGCACGCCCTTTTCCCATTCCGCGTAGGCCCGATCACCAGCCGCAACCGAGTCAGCCACGGCACGCTTGCCCTCGCGCATCGCACGGTAGATCGTGCGGTCGCTCTCAATCGCGCGAGTCCCCTGCGCGATCACCGTCGCCTTGCCGCCGCGGGCGGCGAATTCTGCTTTCAGAGCTTCGAGGTCGAGGGCCATGTCTATCTCCTTTGCTGATGATTATGTATAGCGTGATTCTATGCAGGCATCAAGAACAAAAAATGCTGTAAGATCAATGGGTTAGCGCCGGGGGCGCCGCCTAGCGTAACCTATTGATTACGCTAGGATTTTTCATTGATTGCAGATCAACACCTCCACCAGTTCTTTGGCTTCTTTCAGCCCCAGACGCTGAGAAAAAGCATCGCGCAGAATCTTGATAGCGGCGATGCGATTGCCGATCTGAGCCTCACGCCGCGCGTCACGAAGTCGGTCAGCGTTGTAGCCCGGCGCGTAGACAACCCCGACCTGCATAGACGGGAGTTCGCCAACAAGCTGAGCAGCTTCGGTCAATGTTTTGGTAATATAAGCCTTGCCGTGATCATCCACCAAAACAAAGCCGTTCTGGGCGACAGTGATTTCTTCGATACGCATAGCATTCTCCTTTGCTGATGATTCTTTATATCCTGCATTGCAGTTACTTACAACAAGAAAAAAATACATATAATCAAAGACTTAGCCTACGGGGCGCTGGGCTGGCTAAGCCCTTGTTTTGATTACATTTTCCTCAACTTGTTGACAATCACATAGGCGTTTGCTTGATCCGGGCCGTTTGCAACCCAGTTGCGGATACGACGACCGCTGGCATAGGTGACATAAGATGCCACAACCCAAACACCGTTCTCGCATTCAACCTCATAGCAGGTATCAATTACAGCGCCGTTGTTAAACATCTCTGTTCTCCCTTTTGATAATTAATACTAGCATACGAATCACCACGTAGCAACACGATTCTTTCCTTGGAATCTCAATGACTTACGTGTTGCTGCGCCACTTACTGCAAGCCATTGATTTTGCACGATTTTACAGTTCTGCACAAACCATAAAATAATGCGTTCCAGCCAGAATCTCACTTTTCCAGTCTCGCACCATTGCCAAAAAGCAACTATAGTGCGCTTCTGTATGTCGCCTGTCTACTGTTCGCACGATATAGATCATTTTTTAACTTCGGTTTATTACTTGATCCGCTTGAGGGTCTTGGCGACGCTCCCCTCCTTCACCCCAAGGGTGAAGGCGACGGCGACGATTTTCTGATTCACCGCCCAGACCGAGTCAGCGACGGCGGAGTCGCGCTTGGCAAATTCCCAGTTATTGCCCGTCTTGGCAATGTTGCAGCCTTTGCAAAGGCATTGCAGATTGTCCGCCGTAGCCTTGCCGCCTTTGCTTTCCGCGATAATATGGTCGCAATCAAGGAACGGGGCATAATGCGCGCCGCCACCGAACCCGCAAGCGCGGCAGATATACCCGTCACGGGCCAGAACCGTTGCGCGAACCGAGGACGAGATTGCAGCTTTTGCCATGTTGGCCTCCTGTGCCTATGCCTTACAATCGCGCATTTTCTCGCGATTCGCAAGACATAAACAACGGATAGACCAAAATAAGTTTTGGCCCGCGTCAACGATTCCGCTTGACTACGCCCAGGGTTCTGTGCTACCCTGCTGGCGCCAGGTGTGGCTGATTCGCCACACCCTCTTTTTATTTACGCCACCAGCTTGACTTTCGCGGCAAACTCATCTTCGACCGTCAACGAGAATGGAAGGCCGATTCGCTCTCCGTCCTGAGCCGTGCGGATCGTGACGCCCATCAGGTCCAGTTCCGACGCCGCGAGGATCTTACGACGCGGCACCCACAGCGGGCGAACCCCATCCTTGCCAGCATCCGCCTGCGACACGAAGGCCACCGCCGCTTCAGTTTCCCGAACCACGAACCCTTGGACCTGCATCTCTATCTCTCCTCTGTTTCGATGATTCTTTATCGCATAGTCTGGCCTGATTCGCAAGAGCCTAGACTGTATAAAGTTTTGTTTCAGCGCACATTATGCGCTTGACAACGAACATGATTCGGGTGTAAAATACTGGCGCGTGATTCGGGCGAATCACTCTTCCTCCTCTTTCTCGTCAATGAGTTCTTTAACCTCTTCAACGCTGTTTCCGTTCACCTGCCATTCCTGCGACTCGCCGTCAAACCGATCGTTGTGGGTCGCCACGAACCCGATCCAAGCATCTGCGATGGTCCAACCACGGTATTGCATCTGTCTCTCCTTTGTTCCGATGATTCTTTATCGCATGCTTTGCCGTGATTCGCAAGAGAAATCTTAGATGCGGGCCAGCCTTTCCCGCAGCATGGCATCATTCCATGCATCCCAGAGTTGATTCACGGTCTGGTTCATCTGGTCATATGCGCGTTCCAGACCAGCGATCAGCAGAGGATTCGCATTGCGCGCACGAGCCTTGAGCAGCTTGGCATACAGCGAGTCGGCGCGGGCAGCGGCTTTGAGCATGGCGGCGTTGGTTTCTTGCGACAGGTTCATGGCTATCTCCTTCTGTTAATTATATATCGCATAGCGCCGCATGATTCGCAACAGAAAAAAATCGTTGTAAATCAAGGGCTTAGCCCGGAGGGCGCGGCCCCTGCTAAATGCTTGATTTAGCAGGGTTTTTCTCAGTCCTCGAACACGTCGTCCATCTCGCAGGACAAGGCAAAGTCTGCCGGATGGAATGTTTGTTCCAGAAGGCGTTGATGCTTTTCCAGCGCCTCGATACAGGCCACGCCGGACATACCCACATCCACCGCATAGTGATAGTCGGGGGCGTCGATACCGAACATGGTGAGGATCAGAACGAATTTCATATCAGTTGACTCCAGCGGCTGCGTTGGCGATTTTGGTGACGACCGCGGCGGCCTCATACAGAGTCACAGCGGCGATCATGAAGAACGGGGCGATACACGCGACGATCAGGCTACCGAACAGGAACATCTGTGCGACTTTCATTTTCCAACTCCTCGGTTTCATACTGCTTTTATACTTCGATTCGGCTCTAGTGTCAAGCCCCTCGGGCATACCGCTTCGGCAGGGTCATGCCCGTGGTCAACTCCCGCAGGGCGCGCTGCGACGTGGCCCGCGTGATGTGGCCTTGTGCGCCTGCCCAGCGAGTCGCCATTTCTTTGGCCTTCGGCCCGATGAACACGCCGGAAATACGGTAGTCACGATCTTTGTCCGAGACGATGTAGAACGGGGTAGCCATCTGTTGCTCTCCTCTTCTGTGATTCCTTTTTCGCATAGCGTTGTGCGATTCGCAAGAGAAAAACAACGGCCAGACCAGATAACCTTTTGTGTCATAGCAGACTTTCCTGTTGACTCGGATACGCGAATCATGCTACCCTGCTGGCGCATGATTCGTGGTTCGTCCGGCTGGCGCCTGCCTCATCATAACATAGCGAATCACGCTATGTCAATACCCTAAAAACAAATAGACCGCTATCCGAAGATAGCGGCCTAGCGTCTTAGTCGCGGCGGCTTAGGCCGCGACTTTCGCAAGGAAGGCGTCGCACACGTCCAGCGTGTGCGGGATGCCGACCCGCTCGCCATCCTGCGCCGTGTCGATGAACACGGCCAGAGCATCGGACTCGACCATCGAGTCAATCTTTTTGCGGGGGATCCAGAGGGGCTTGACGCCTTTCGTGTTACGGTTCTCTTCTGCAACGAAGGCAACCGCCGCATCCGTCACCCGCACCACGTATCCGATCATCTTGGCCATCTTTCGCTTCCCTCTGTTAGCGTTTCGATGATTCTTTATCGCATAGCGCACACCGATTCGCAAGAGAAAAGATTGTGCCTACCCCGCGCCCTAACGTATTGACACGCAAGCGGGAATCGCATAAGGTGATTCTATCAACAGAGGATGACCGCCATGACCAAAGCCCGTATCCCCGCCGCCATCAAAGCCCACGTATTCGGCTCGTTCGATTGCTGCGCCGCGTGCGGCACATGGGACGCCGATGAGTGCGGCCATCTTGTCGCAGAGTCCAAGGGCGGCGCAATGGTTGCAGAAAACTTTGTGCGCCTCTGCGGGTCGTGCAACCGGATGCAAGGGACCGCGTCGGTTGTGTTCGCCGCGTATGCCACCTACACCGAATCGCCCGCCTTGGTTCGCTCGCGTCGTGCATATTGGGCGCGCTATGTCAAGGCCGCCGCCGTCGGCATCGCCAAGCCTTACAAGCCTGTGGCCTAAGGGCCACAGTCACTTTTGTATTGACAAACAGGGGAGGGCGGTTATGCGGACTTCGGTGATTCGCGAATCAGGGGGCCCTTCCGCAGAGCCTTTACCAGGGCAGTTTTGGAAAGTCCGAGCGCAGTTTGGGCGTCCTTTGAAAGGATTATCCTTATAGCGCTACTCTCCTGTGATACTCCGTATCAACCTGTATCCCTCCGTATCAATCTTACGTTACACCCACTACAGCACTCCGTGCTAGCACCTAGACTAATTACGGAACGCACCTTCAACACTCTTTCAAAAATTTTTTATATGAAAAATTGCGCTATCGCATGAGCTATCGCAGCGTTAAATAAAAAGTTTGGACAGAGCATACAACCTGAGCTATGATTAATACAAAGGAGAATTTGTTATGTCCTATTCAGTTATCGCAACACTAGTTCACGGCGAACAAATCAGACTAAGCTTTACAGTAGGTTGGATTGGTGACTTAAGTTCTTACACCGTCAGCGCTAGACTAGTTGAAGGTAATAATGACGGAGCTGGAAGTATTCCTACCGGTGAGGATGCTACGCTAGTTATTACTTCGCTACCTGTAATAAATAAAAGCGGTAATGGATTCCAAGTTGTAATTCCTGCAACTGCTATCGACACTTGGACAGTTAAACCAGCACCGTCTAAACCAGTATATGGATTCTTTGATTTAGAAATATCTGACGCAGGAGTTGGTAACGATCAACAAATTTTTAGACCAGTACAAGGGTTAATACAGTTTAAGTATAGTCCGTTTGAGAGTGCCTAAATGAGCTACGTACTTACGTTAAATACTAATGCTGGATATAGCGTGGGTATTTCATACCCAGTTGTATCACTAACTCAAAGCTCTAACGGCGAGTACGCATTGAGTCTTGCTACCTCTACAGCTACAACCTCAGTTGGTAGCACTACCTATTCGCTAACTGCTGCACTAGTAGGTATGCAAGGTGATGTAGGGTATGTAGGTAGTGTAGGATTCACCGGTTCAGCAGGGTTCGTAGGATCAGTAGGCTTTACTGGGTCTATCGGCTCAGTAGGATTCGTAGGAAGTGCTGGTGGCGTTGGTTTTACTGGTAGCATTGGGCCTATTGGATACACTGGATCTGCAGGTGCTGGATCTGCTGTAGGATTTGAACAAAATTTTCTTCTAATGGGAGGCTAATGTGCCAACTACTTATAAAATTCTAGGACAAGTAAATCCTAGCGCTAACAGCCTTACAACACTATACACAGTTCCCGCAGCTAACTCAGCCGTTTGCAGCACTCTAACTGTGTGCAGTATTAGTGGTGCTGCTGCTTTTAGAGTAGCAGTAAGACCTAATGGCGAAGCTATTGCGAATAAGCACTATGTAGCTTATGACGCAGTATTAAATCAAAGTGATACTATTAGCTTGACTATTGGTATGACTTTATCAGCAAATGATGTAGTAAGTGTACACTCTACTACAGCTAATACAGTATTTAATTTATTTGGATCAGAGATTAACTAATGGCTATTAAAGTTCTTGGCGGCGGTACTACATCACAAGCTCATAGCTTAGAATCTTCTAGGCTATCAGAAACTAGTGACGCTGAGACTCTTTATGTTAATAATAGCTGGGTTCGTCCTGCTAACTGGCCTGCAATTGATTTAAGTAGTGGCGCTAATGCAGTAAAGATGAGCACCGCAGTATTTCCAGGAGACGGCGTTGGCAACGGTAATAACTTTTTTACCGCTAACTTTACTGGAGCTGTTACTGTAGACTTTGGAGACGGAACTGTTACTAACTTTGCTAGTGCTACCGCAATTAACTATGAATATAATTACGCAGCTTCTGCGTTAACGGGTAGCGACGCTCCTGTAACTCTTAATGCTACTACGAGTCGTGTAGAACGAACTGCTCACGGCTATGCTAACGGCGCTAGCATTATATTATATAATTTAACTGGTACTAGCGGCTTAGTTGCAGATCGTACATACTATGTAGTAAATGCTACTACCGACGATTTTCAGTTAGCTACTACTGTAGGCGGCTCTGCTATAACATTTGGTGGGGCAGGGACTGCCACATTGCTGCCTTATAAAATTGCTGTGATTACAGTAACTCCGCAAGCTGGCCAAAACATTACTGCTATCACTTTAACTGCTAAACATACGCTAGCTAACTTAGTAAGTGGTTATAGCTCTGGATTACTAGAGCTAGTAATTGCACTACCGTCTCTAGTTACTATTAATATGGGTTCAAACAACCCATCAAACAGCATGCGTCATAGTTATATACAGAAGATTCATGTTGAAAATGCTGGAGCTCTTACTACACTTAGCTTTCAAAATACTTGTCCAGCAGTAGAAGAAATATATATAAATCCTTCTATTAACTTTGCTTCTCTAACTAGCTTAAGCAGTACTTTTGCAGGCTGTACTAAAGTTATAAAGATTACTATGCCTACTAATACTAGTAACGTAACTAATATTTCTAATATGTTTGGTGGTTGTAGAAGTTTACCTTATGTACCTTTATTTGATGTATCAAAAGTTACTAACGCTTCTTTCCCCTTTATTGACTGTAGCTCGCTAATAGAATTACCTCCTTATGAGTTTTTAGCTGATGGAGTTAGTTTTGCTAACTATGCTGCTAACTGTGGGTCATTGATCTATGCAGCTCCTATCAAAGTTACTAGAGCTTCTAGTTTTGGTGGTATGTTCTCTAGCTGTTCTAGACTTAGAAAAGTAGGATTCTTTAATACGGCCGGTGCAACTACGTATGATAACATGTTTTTAGGGTGTAACTCTTTAGAAAGTATTTTTAGTATAGATCTAAGTACTGCTACAAATACGAACAACATGTTTCAAGATTGTAGAAGACTCCGTTCTATAGACGTTCGTAACATGCAAAATGTGACAACTGCTTCTGCAATGTTTAGCGGTTGTTTTGCCCTTGCACGTATTTCACCAATGAACTTAGCCTCGTGTACTAATATGAGCACTATGTTTCAAAACTGTTCATCGCTTACGACTGCGCCAGTATTAACTAATACTAACTTAGTACAGAGCATGTCGTCTACGTTTTTAGGCTGCTCTAGAATTAGAAGTTTTCCTGCATATGATACAAGTTCAGTAACTAACTTTACTTCTACTTTTAACTCCTGTGTCAGATTGCTTGAAGGACCTGCGATTAATACTTCTGCAGCTACTCTAATGACTTCTATGTTTAGTGGTTGTTCTAGCTTACGCTCAATACCTCTATACTCTACTGCGAGTGTTACAAACATGGCTAGTATGTTTTTAAGCTGTAGATCACTAATAGAGATACCAGAATTAAGTACTGGTGCAGTTACTACTATGGCAGATATGTTTAACGGGTGTTCATCGTTAACTAGAGTACCTAGATTAAATACCGCAGCTGTAACATCTTTCAGCAACACTTTTGTTAGCTGCACAGCGCTTACAAGAGTACCGTTCTTTGTAACCACAGCAGCCACCAACATCTCTGGCATGTTTAACGCTTGTGTATCTTTAAAAGAAATACCAGCTTATGATTTTAGCGCAGTATCTTCTGCTGCGTCACTAACGTCTGCTTTTACAGATTTACGTTCATTATCCAGATTCTTGGCTACTGGTATACGTTTTACCTTTTCTATTTCTAACGCTTCGCTTAGTGCCGCAGCGCTAAACGAATTGTATACTAACTTGGCTACTATAACAGGTCAAACTGTTACTATTACAGGTAATTATGGTGCTACTGGTGATGATCCTACTATTGCTACAACTAAAGGATGGACGGTGACAGGATGAGTGGTTTTTATAAAATTGACGGTGAGTTACTATACGGACCTAATTATGTACTTAATGAATCGTATCAGTTGTATAAAGAGTATAGTGATACTTATACGTACCCAGTTGATGGGTGGTACTGGTTTGATAGTCATGAAGAGGCTTATGCTTTCTTTAACTTAGAACCTCCAGTGGTAGAGTAATGTTAGCTAGTAGAATATCTGTAATAGAGACAGCTCTTAGCGATATTGCTACGGTAGGTGCCGGTTTTATAGATCAAGTTAGTGATTTTCCTGCTGTTGCTTTACTGCGTCCGAGTGTTTCTAGAGCTCATATAGGGGATCGTAGTACTATAGACGCTTTTAGTTTTATAGTTCGAGGTTATGTATTAAGTGATGAAGATTCTATTCAAGATAGCGAGACATTAGCTAGAAACATAGAAAGAGTTATACAGTCTTTAAGTTCCCCTTTACTTTATAGCGCACGAGTAATAAGTGTTGAAACAGATGAAGGACTATTATCACCTTATGGTATGTGTGATGTAGCCTGTGAGGTTAGTTGGATAAATGAGTAAGCGGTCGCAAATTATCGCAGCCTTGATTGATCATATTAGTAGTACTACTAACTATACTGGGTTTCGAGGTTTACGCTTTTTGCATGAAATAAATTCATTCCCGTCGTTCTATGTTCATCCTACTAATGAGCGTAGAATACATGACGGGCGTAATTCAAGACAAGCTGTTCTACAGCTTGATGTTCGTGGGTACGGTTGGAGTGATGGGCTAAGTTATATTGAGGAATTAGTACGTAATCTTGAGATAGCAGTTCAAAGCTTTCGAAGTACTCACCGATCGTTAGTGTATGAAGCTCGTGTAACTTCGTTACGAACAGATGAAGGCGCAATGGAACCTTATTGCATATGTGACCTTACTCTAGAAATATTATATGGAATTAATGATGACTAAAGAAATTACAATTACGTCACCTACAACTACTGTTGAGGCACTAAACCGTACTCTAGAGGCTCCTCCTCTAGACCCGGTTTTGCTATCAATAGCTAACGACTATCTTGCAGGCAAAGATATAGACACAATAGCCGATGAGTACGGAATTAGTACTGACCGTGTTACTGCTGTTATAGAAAAGCGCGAGGTAAAAAGCTATATTGACAATGTGTATGCTACCCAAGGATATCTAAACCGTGGTAAGCGTATCGCACTAATCAACGCAGTTATAGATCAAAAGCTGCAAGAAGCTCTTGAGACAGGAGTTTATTCTAAGAAAGACTTGCTAGATTGGATGAAGCACCTTGCTGATATTGAATCTACACTAAAGCCTCAACAAAAAGGTCCAGCTGTTGCAGTTCAAATTAATAACTATGACAGGCTAATGAAAGATTTATTAGAATGAGTAAGCAACCTCGTGATGATGGCAACGCAGCCATACCTGTACTAAGCTATAAACTACACGGTGGCCAAAGCATCGCTTTTGGTGGCAGTGCTTCTCGTAGTAGTGCTTTCGGTGGCGGTACTCGTGTAGTTTCGCTATACGCTACAGACAACTGCTTATTTGAGATAGGCAACGATAGTGTTGAAGCTAACGCTTCAAATTCGCACATACTTCCTGGAGGTATGTATATAGATGTATCTCTTGGATCTGAGATTGTATCAACTCAGAATCAAAAGTATGTATCTGTGATTGGTTTAGACGGTAGCGAAGGTACTTTATATATAAGTGAGCGTGTCTAATGAGTTTGATTACGGGCTTAATACTATCTATCACGGCGCTAAACCGTAAACTACGCCCTGCCCCCCAACCGCAGGGCGAAGGATTTGATGTATTGCTCACTCAAGCAGATGATGCTATAATTGCTCAAGATAACAGATTCGTAGTTATACAACTTCAACTGTATGAACTACAGACACAAGACGGTCTGATGCTAGAAACACAATCTGGCGCTCCGATTGTAGTAGGATTCTAATGGCAAACGTAAAGATTACCCAACTTGAGCATATCTCTAGTTCTCAGTTAGCACCTGAGGACGTTTTTGTTATTGACGATGTATCAATTTTAGCTACTAGAAAAGTTACACTTGCAAACGTAGTTCGCTATATTGGTAACGCTCATGCAGTAAGTACTAACTTAAACTCGTATGCTGCTTATGCAAATGCTAATGCAGCAGCATTAGCTAATGCCATTACAGCTCTTGGTAGTGGCGGATTCAACTTTGCAATCGTTGGTGACAGCGGTAGTGATACTGTAGTAGTTGGTATTGATTCTCTTTCTTTACTTGGAGGAAGTGGTGTTGCTACAGTAGTAAGTAATAATGCAGTCACTTTTTCACTAGAGAACACAGCAGTTAGCCCAGGTACGTATGGTGGAGTCGGTGTTACTACGGTAGTGCCAGTTATTACAATTGGCGCAGACGGTAGAATTATAAGCGCCTCAAATGCTACAGTAAGTATTGATTTATCTTCAATTGATACTAGGCTAGATAACGTTGAGAGCGCTATCGGTAACGTAATTAGTGGTGTGACCACTTTTACTAACAATATTAGCGTATCTAACGCAGTTATAGCAAATAACTATGTAGTTCGCGGATATGGTCCAGTAATTGACGTAAACGGTAACTGGGTTGGAAACCCTTCTGGACTAATTGGCTATACAGGTTCACAAGGTGATCCTGGACCTGAAGGTAACATAGGTTTTACTGGTTCTATAGGTGATACTGGTTTCGTAGGCTCACGTGGAGATAGTGGATTCACTGGTTCTATAGGATTTAGTGGGTCACGCGGTGATAGCGGGTTTACAGGGTCAGTAGGTTTTGTAGGCTCTCAAGGTAGCGTAGGATTCACTGGGTCAATAGGATTCAGCGGTTCTCGGGGTGATAGTGGATTTACTGGTAGCGTAGGATTCGTAGGTAGCGCTGGGTCTACTGGGTTCACTGGTTCTATAGGTTTTACTGGATCACTAGGTAACACCGGTTTCGTAGGTTCCCAAGGGGGACTAGGATTTACTGGTTCTGTAGGTAATGTCGGTTTCGTAGGTTCTCGCGGTGATAGCGGATTTACTGGGTCTGTTGGATTCGTAGGTTCGCAAGGTAACGTAGGTTTCGTTGGATCACGCGGAACTACAGGCTTTACTGGTTCTGTAGGGTTTGTAGGTTCACAAGGTACTATAGGTACAACTGGTTTTACAGGGTCAGTAGGATTCACCGGGTCTGTTGGGTTTGTTGGTAGTGCTGGTACGGCTGGTGGAGCTGGTTTTACGGGTTCTATAGGCTTTACTGGTAGCGCTGGATTCGTAGGAAGTGCTGGTACGGCAGGTAATACAGGTTTTACCGGTTCAGTAGGATTCGTAGGCAGCGCCGGTACAAATGGATTCACAGGTAGCGCAGGTTTTGTAGGTTCTACTGGCGGAGTTGGCTTTACTGGTAGTGCAGGTGAGGCTGGGGCTACAGGATTCACAGGTAGTGCAGGCTTTGTTGGCTCTACTGGTGGTGTTGGTTTTACAGGTAGTGCTGGTCCATCAAATATCATAAATGCTGTTGAAGATACATCCTCTACCTCACTATATCCCGTTATGGTCGGCGCAGTAAACTCTGACCAAACTGCCAAGCTTAACTCTTATCAGTTATACTTAAATGCTGGGTCTAATACGTTCTTTGTACCAAATCTAGATGTTAGCGGTAACGTACAGATTGACGGTAGCTTAACTGTATCTGGAACTACTACTACTCTTACTGCTACAAACTTAGCTGTAGCAGATAATATGTTCTATCTTAACAACGCTATTCAAGCTACGATCCTAAATGCTACTGGTAATGGCACTGCTGTAATATACACAGCTAATAATAACTATGTACCTGGTATGGTGGTTAGCGTAACTGGTGTAAACCCTTCTAGTTTCAACGTTAGCGGAAATGCTATTATTCAAGCTAATAGTACAGCCTTTACTATTGCTAGTACTGTTACAGATACTTACATATCAGGAGGTACTGCTAGAGCAAAGTCTAACGCAAATCCCGACTTAGGATTCGCTGCTGGCTATAATGATGGTACTTACCATCATACTGGCCTATTTAGAGACGCTACAGATGGTATTTGGAAGTTCTTTAAGAATTATGAGCCTGAGCCAGATGCTAGTGTATTTATTGACACTGCACATGCAAGCTTTTCTCTAGCGCCTCTAAGCGTTGAGATGATGTACTCTCTCAACGGTTACTATGCTGATGGAGTTCAGGTAATTGACGGATCAGGTAACTGGGTCGGTCCTAATAGTAATCTAGTTGGTTATACTGGTAGTGCTGGTGCGACCGGCTTTGTAGGAAGTGCGGGTAATAACGGCTTCACAGGCAGTGCAGGTGATGCTGGTGCTACAGGATTTACAGGTTCAGTAGGTTTTGTAGGTAGTGCTGGTACAACAGGGTTTACAGGTTCTGTAGGATTTGTAGGTAGCGCTGGAGCTACTGGATTCGTAGGCTCAGTTGGTGCAACTGGTTTTACAGGCTCAGTAGGGTTTGTCGGTAGTGCTGGTACTACAGGGTTTACTGGGTCTGTAGGATTCGTAGGCTCAGTTGGTGCTACAGGGTTTACAGGCTCTGTAGGTTTCGTAGGTTCAGTTGGTGCTACAGGCTTTACTGGTTCAGTAGGATTTGTAGGTAGTGCAGGTACTGCGGGAGATCCAGGTGCAACAGGGTTTACTGGTTCACGTGGAGATACTGGATTTGTAGGTTCAATAGGTAACACTGGGTTCACTGGTTCTGTAGGGTTTGTAGGGTCTGTAGGTAATACTGGTTTTACTGGCTCACAAGGAGATATAGGAGCTACTGGCTTTACTGGGTCGGTAGGATTCACTGGCTCAATAGGCTTCACTGGGTCTGTAGGTTTTGCAGGTTCCAGTGGCGATATTGGTCCTACTGGTTTCACTGGTTCAGTAGGTTTTGTTGGGTCTGTAGGTGCTACAGGGTTTACAGGTTCTGTAGGTTTTGTAGGCTCTATAGGTGCTACAGGATTTACAGGTTCAGTAGGTTTTGTAGGATCAGTAGGCGCAACAGGTTTTACAGGTTCGGTAGGGTTCGTAGGTTCTGTAGGTGCGACTGGATTTACAGGATCAGCAGGTTTCGTAGGTTCACGCGGGGATACTGGCTTTACTGGGTCTGTAGGATTTGTAGGGTCTGTAGGCAACACAGGGTTCACTGGTTCTCAGGGTATAACTGGCTTTACAGGTTCTCAAGGTAACTTAGGTTTTACAGGTTCTATAGGCTTTACTGGATCAGTAGGTAATACAGGATTCACAGGGTCAGTCGGTTTTGTAGGCTCTCAAGGTAATGTAGGATTCACCGGATCAGTAGGTTTTGTGGGGTCTGTTGGGGCTACTGGGTTTACCGGATCTGTAGGATTTGTAGGGTCTCAGGGTAATGTCGGCTTTACAGGTTCAGTAGGTTTTGTTGGGTCTGTAGGTAATACAGGATTTACAGGCTCAGTAGGCTTTGTAGGTTCTCAAGGAAACGTAGGATTCACTGGGTCAGTAGGATTTGTGGGGTCTGTAGGTAATACAGGATTTACAGGTTCTGTTGGATTCGTTGGTTCCGTAGGCGCGGGCTTCACAGGATCACAAGGTAATACTGGATTCACTGGTTCTGCAGGTGCTGGCGGTGGTAGCTTAGATGGGTTAAGTGATGTTATACTAGGAGTACCAAACGCAGTTACTCTTGGTGACGTTCTATATTACAACGGAACTAACTGGATTAATGATGCTGAAATTGGTGTAACGTTAGCAGACTACGTAACTAAAGTGGTTACGCCTCTAGAGAGACAAGAAGGGTCATTAACACTAGTTCCTATAACTGTTAGCACTACAGCACCTACATCACCGTCTGTTGGTGATTTATGGGTAGATACTAATTAATAGGGGATAATAATGTTTATAACTGGACAATTTGTAAGAGTTTTAGAACCATTTGAGCGTGATTTTCCTTCTGTATATGAGATTACAGAGGTAGTAACACATGATGATGGTCAAGTAGTATATATTCTTGGTGACGCAGGCGGTTTTGATGAAAAATTCTTGCAGGAAGTTGCATGAGTATAACCTCTACTAATGAACTAGATAGAGCGATAGATGCTTTATATACTGATTTTACTATTAGTAAAGCAGCTATAGCTAACGGAGCAGTAGGCCAGTATATATCTCTTTGGAGAGCTACTGGTCTACCTGCGCAAGGAGCTATACCTACAGGTGTTGGGGTTGGGCCACAAACCCCTGATAACACTACTACAGGTGCTTTGAACTTTACTAACAGAACATTACCTCAAAGATCTTATATATCTTCTATGGAAATGTCCTCTACAAACCCAATACATACTTTAGAGATACACGATAGACTTGCTCACCAAGGTGGTTTTGTTGGTAACGTTACTACTTCACAGATTGCTGCTTTTGACTTTAACGCCTTGCTGATATCACAGAACTTAGACGCCAGAAAAGGCGACACAAACTATTCTGACATTCAATGGTGGTTAGAATGGTATACAGATACAGGTGCGACAGCATCAAACGCAACTATAAACGTTGTGTTTAATGATGGTACTTCTGGTAACTTATCTGTAGTAGCAGTAGGTGGTACTGTAAGAGCGGGTCGTATGATACCACTAAACTCCTTAATAGCCTCCGCGGATCAAGGTAAATTTATAAGAGGAGTTAATAACATCACGCTATCTGCTTCAACTGGTACTGCAGGCAACTTCGGTATAACTGCGACTCGTTATCGCTGTTCTATACTAGCCCGCTCTGTCAACGTTAAAAACTCAGCTTTATGGGATAAACTAGGGTTTCCTGAAATACTTGCTAGCAGTTGCTTGTTTCCTGTTACTGTGATAGGTAGCGGAACTACTAGCGGCACAGTACAATCAAAAGTTAAAATGGTATATATGTAAATGACAATAACAACTAAGGACGAATTAGAATTAGCTTTAGATTCTCGTTATACGACTCATATAGGGAGTAAGGCTTCTATCGCTAACGCTTTAGCTGGACATTTTATGTCAACTTGGCCAAGCGCGGGATTACCTTCGACCGGCGCCATACCTACTAGTACAGCCAGCGTACTAGCTAACGGAACATTAGGTGGCTTTGTTTTTATGACTCAGACTGCCCCTCTAACTAGTTATTTAGCTGAGATTGAATATACTTCTGGCTTACAAAATAACACTTTAGAGATACATGATAGACTAGCTCATGCAGGTGGTTTAAGCGGTACTCTTACGACTGTACAGACAGTAACTAGCTTAGACTTACTTACCTTAGCAGGAACTGCCAACATCGACGCCCGCAAAGGTGATGCTAACTACTCTGACGTACAGTGGTGGCTAGAAATATTTAGTGATCTAGGTTCTACAGGTGCGACAGCTACTGTAAACGTTACATACAACGATGGAACGACTGGTAACTTAACTGGTACTCCGATCGGTAACAACGATAGACGTTTAGGTAGAATGATACCCCTTAATCCATTAGTACCTGTTGCAGATACTGGTAAGTTTATAAGAGGCATAAACTCTGTGCAGCTTAGTGCTTCTACTACTACTGCAGGTAACTTTGGTTTTGTAGCTACTAGATACAGAGGCAGCGTGTTCGCGGAACAAGCTAATGAACGCTACAGAAAAACTTGGACAGAGATTGGTATGCCGAATATTGTAAATAACAGTTGTTTGTTTATGATTGTTTTATGCTCTGGTACTGCGACAGGTACTACTACCGCAAAGTTAAAAATTATTTATGGATAAGGACTATAATGACAATATCTAGTGTAGATCAGCTAATTAACTCTTTGGGTAATAATTCTTCGAGAATTATTATAGATAAAACATCGTTGGCTAACGCAGCGGCTGGTCAGTATTTTTCTAAATGGCGCGCCTTGGGGTACCCAGGGCAGGGCGCTATACCTGGTGCCGCAGCTGTAACTTCTAACTCTACTACCGGGTGTTTGGGGTTTACACAACAAACATCACCGGCAAGTAGTTATTTTGGGCACTTCGAAGCTATTGCTGCAACCGCAGGTATGACTGTAGAAATACACGATAGGCTTATGCACATGGGGGGTCTTAACGGAACCCTTACAACTGCACAAACTGTAAACGTTGACATCAATGCTAACCTTGCTACCTCAAACCTTGATGCACGTAAAGGTGATGCTAACTATTCAGATATTCAGTGGTGGCTAGAGTGGTACACCGATACTGGAGCTACAGCGTCAAACGCTACAGTAAACGTTACATACAATGATGGTACTTCTGGTAACTTATCAGTTGTTGCTGTTGGTGGTACTGTACGTGCTGGTCGTATGATACCTCTCAACTCATTAATTCCTTCAGCAGATTCTGGGAAATATATTCGAGACGTAAATACGGTACAGCTATCAGCTTCCACTGGTACTGCTGGTAGCTTTGGAGTCACAGCCACGCGCTATCGTGGAGGAGTGTTTACTCCTGTTGCTAACGGTCGTTTTACTGCTACTTGGTCTGAGCTAGGTCTAACTGAAATTTTTAATAGCTCTTGCTTATTCCCTGTAGTAATAGCTAATACTACCTCTACAGGCGCTTTACGGGCTACTGGAAAAATAATACATGGCTAAGAGCTTTTATAGAAAAACTCAATCACCTATAACCGGCGGCGATTCTCTCTGGTTCGGACTGAACCAGTCTGGTAATATATTTGTTGATGAGTTTTTCGGACTACCTTCTACAACTGTACGATATTCAGGTCCTGTAGTACAGTCTATAGGAGATAACTCATCTTTTAGTTTCACGGCAGACATTGACGAGTACTCTTCTGACAGAATAATCTTAATGTGTATTCTAAGTAGTCAAAGTGGCACTCAGCCTAATTTTACGTCTTGCACTATAGGCGGCGCCACTGCTACTGTTTTACAGCGAGATAACGGTACCTCAGAAGATTTACATACCTGGTTGGCAGCTACCCCAACTACTTCAGGTGTTGTACCTATTACGTACAATGTGTCTGCTACAAGTTTTTATACGGTTGCTGCTGTGTGGGCTGTATATGGATTCGGGGACTATAGATCTATAGATTTTAACTCTGATACAGTATTCCCAGCAAACGCTGCTGTAACACCGTTAATAACTAATAACGGTGCAGTATTTGGTGCTTTCACTACTTTTACTGATCAAAATGCTCATTTTGATATATCTAGATTACCGCCTACAGCTACAGGTATCAGATTAGGGCCTAGAGAGTTTTACTTTGTAGATAGAGGTAGAGTCTCTGGTACAACTTTCGCACTTTTAAGTGATTCAGAACAAACATACGCGGCTTCTGCTATATCAATTAGTCCTGCAGTAGGAACTGCTGGGTACATTAAGGTGTGGACAGGTTCCACTTGGGATTTAAAACCAGTTAAATACTGGACAGGCTCTTCTTGGGTGCAAAAACCAGTTAAGTACTGGGATGGGGCTTCTTGGACACTAGCATAATCCTTATGCAAGAAAGTTGTGGTAAAACTTAAACTACGTGTTATAATGCTATTATAATTATATGGTAACAATATGAAAATAGCTATTATTGACATTCTAGGACTAACTTACGACGGAAACACTCTAAACAACCGCGGACTCGGTGGCTCTGAGTCTGCGGTTATTCTTATGTCACGCGAGCTTGTAAAGCTAGGTTACTCCGTAACCGTATACTGCTCGTGTATTGATTCTGAGGCTAAGCCAGGTATTTATGACGGTGTGCGTTACGTAGATCACTCCCAAGCTGATACAACTGAAAGCTACGATATTGTAATAGCGTCTAGAACTGTAGCCCCTTTTAGAGCTACAAATAAATATGCACCCTTAGTTATGCGTGCAGCTTATAGAGTACTGTGGATGCACGATACATTTACAGACGGGGATCAAGATTTAGAAGCTATGGTAGTAGGCGGTTTTATTAATCGCATATTTACTCTTAGTGATTTTCACACCATCTACGCAACTAACTGTGATCACGGTGCCAGACGCAATTTTGAAATGCTAAAACCTTATATATTTCAAACGCGCAACGGAGCCGTTAAGCATATTGATTACGTTGATGTAACTACTAAAGATCGCAATCTTTTTGTATATAATGCCAGCGCTACCAAAGGGCTAATCCCACTAGTCAAAGGCGTCTGGCCTCGCGTTAAAGCAGCTATACCAGACGCTAAACTAGTGTGTGTAGGCGGTTACTACAGGTTCAGAGAAGGATCTGAGCCTGATGCACAAGAAAAAACTGTTAGAGAACTAGTCGCAGATCCTACGCTAAAAAATATGGATGTACGTTTTACTGGTGTTATAAAGCAGGCTGAGATAGCTCAGCTACTAGCCAGTGCGAGCTTTATGTTATATCCTACAGCTTTTCCTGAAACATTTGGTATTAGTTCATTAGAATCTCTACTATATCGTACACCAATTATTACAGCTAGATTTGGTGCGCTCGAAGAAACTGCAATAGACGCAGCTTGCTACAAACTGCCGTACTCAACTACTCCTAATTCGCTATTTCCTCGCATTAATGAGAGCGCACAAATAGTTGCTTTTGTAGAAGAGACTCTACGTGCCTACTATACTCCGTATATCCTGCAACAAAAACAACATGCGTGTGCTGTAGTTGATGACGTACATGGTTGGGATACTGTAGCTCTACAGTGGCATCAACATTTCTATCGTCAGTTTAAGCGCTTCTTACCGGTAGATCAGTTTAGAGCTGTTGATAGAATCAATACTAAAGTCTCACGAGTATTTGGTAGACGTTTTGCTAATGAGGAAAGCATCCGTAAGTATAACAGCTATGGCGCAGAGCGACGAATCGTAGTAGTATCACCGTTCTATAATGCTGAAAAGTATATTAAAGCTTGTATTGAGTCTGTAGCGCAACAAGATTATGATAATTATGTTCATTACCTAATAGATGATGTATCTACCGATAAATCATTCAGAGTTGCACTAGATACTATTGATGCTCTTCCTGCTAGAATTAAAAATCGTTTCATCTTAATGTCTAACGAAACAAAACAGTATGCAATTGGTAATCAATTTTACTGTTTTAACAAAGTTTCAGACGATGATATAGTAATGTTGTTGGACGGAGACGATTGGTTAGTAAACAATAATACTATATTTAAATATTATAATGATCTTTATGATCAAGGTTATGATTTTACATACGGATCTATGTGGAGTTTAGCAGATAATATACCGCTCGTAGCACAGCAGTATCCCCCAGACGTGATAAAAAACAAAACATTCTCTGATCATAAGTTTACTTGGGGTATTCCATATACTCATTTACGTACTACACTTGGATCGCACGTACGTTCGCTAGAATCTTCACTGTATAAGCGCAATGAAAAATGGTTTACCGCTGGTGCGGATAACCCTCTATTCTATGATTTAATATCACGTAGCGCAAAACCGTTAGCAGTACAAGAAATTGTGTGTAATTATAACGATTTAAACCCTTTAAATGACTATAAAGTCAATGCTTATGAGCAAAAAATTAACTCTAGGACTTAGTATAACATGTTTTCAGTAGTAACTTTGACTATGTGGCGGGCTCCAGAAGTGTTTCAGCGAGCACTAAACGGATACATCGCTCATAATTTAGTAGAAGAAATACTAATTATCAATAATGATGCTTCAAAAACTCCTGATTGGCCTCAACTTAAGCACCCAAAAGTGCGAATGTTTAACCAATCTGATAACATTAAGGTGAATCCTGGGTGGAATTTAGGTGTTGCCCTTGCAAAAAATGACAAATTGTGTATAGCAAACGATGATATTGAGTTTGATATTCGACTTTTTGACAAAATATACCACAGAGTCGTCCCAGAATTAGGTGCTCATGGTATAATTACGGGCGAAGCACACTTTAATCAGCCGCCTACTACTGATGGTAGCATAAGTTTTAAGCGCTGGGAGCCTGGAGACATTATTCATTGCTTTGGCCAGCTAATGTTTGTGCATAGAGCCAACTGGATACCCATAAGACCTGAGTTACAAATTTATTTTGGTGATGATACAATTTTCCACTATCATTTGTATAAGGGATTAGATAACTATTTAATCTATAACATCAATTTCTACTCACCGATGGCTGCCACAACTAGTGATTTATCAATCACGGCAGGTGTTCACGATAAAGAACTGCCGTTCTATCAAGAGTGGGCTCGAAGCTATCCAATTGATTATAGCAGATTTAGTCAGAATAAACGTATTTTAATAGCAGTTCCTACTGGTAGAAATATTGAAGCTGAAACTTTTAAGTCTATTTATGACTTAGAAGTACCATCTGGTTATTCTACTGACTTTCAGTTCTTTTATGGTTATCAGATAGATCAGATTCGAAATCTAATTGCAGACTGGGGTAAACGTTATGATTACTTATTCTGTGTAGATAGTGATATAGTTTTACCTAGAGACACTCTAGTAAAGATGCTAGCAGCTAAAAAAGATATTGTTAGTGGTTTGTACATACAAAGAAAACCAGGACACCATATTCTTGAGATTTACAGAGATAATGAAGCAGGCGGCGTAACCAACATACCTTATGAGTTATTAAAAAATAAAGGATTAGTTGAAGTCGCTGCTTGTGGTATGGGTTGCTGTCTAATTGATAGCGAGGTCTTACGCACAATGCCGTACCCACACTTCGTATATCGTTCTGCGCTAAGTCACTTTAATACTTTTAGTGAGGATATTTACTTCTGTCTCGAAGCCAGAAAGCTAGGCTTTAAAGTATGGGCTGATACTACTATAAAGTGTGATCATATCGGCTCTACCCGCTTTATAGTTGAACAAAAGACTATCCTAGAGCAGATTGCAGAAACTGACTTACTACCTAAAGAACATGCAGACTACTTAAAAAGTATGAATGTAAGTCCCGCTGTAGTTTATGATATAGGAGCCTGTGTACTGCATTGGACTAGAAAAGCAAAAGAGGCCTGGCCAGGTGCTCAATACTATCTATTTGATGCAACTAGCTCTACGATCCCATTTCATGAAAGTTCAGGGCATCCTTGGTACAACGGTGTTCTAACTGACGCAGATAACAAGTTAGTAGAGTTTTATGAAAACTTAGACCACCCTGGAGGTAACTCTTACTACAAAGAGAATACTAGCGCATACTCTGATAAACATAAACAACTAAAGCTAGGTTATACACTTGATACCATTGTACAGCGTAATTACTGGCCATTCCCTGATCTAATTAAAATGGATGTTCAAGGTGCTGAGCTAGATATTTTAAAGGGTGCTTCTAACTGTCTAGCTACTTGTAAAGATATTATATTAGAAGCTCAACATGTGGACTATAACTTAGGTGCTCCAAAGATTGAAGAAATTACTAAATACCTAGAGTCTTGTGGCTTCAAATTAGTTAGCAATTTTACTAAAGGTGACGTAGACGGGGACTACCACTTTACTAAAGCCTAGTAAGGTAATTGTACTTATAAATTTTGGACTTTGCCTTGCTATCTGTTATACTAATGAAGTGTAGTCGCTTGCGGCTATAAACTTAGTGTTCGAGAAGACTATAGGTGAAAAATGGAAACAAGAGAACTTGATCAAATTAGATCTGAGCTTAATAGTCTTCATGAAAGGTCAAACAATAATAAAATATCAATAGCGACCTTAGAGGCTGTTAATGAGCAAAGGTTCAATAATATACTAGCCTGTTTAGAGACTATGAGAAAAGAGATGGAAGTGCAGAATGCAACTATCGCTAATCTACAGTCTTTAGCTACGGAGGGCAAAACTTCGCTAAAAACTCTATTATGGATAGGTGGTTTTATAGCAAGTGCAGTAGCGTTTTTTGTAATGATTTATGACACAATTCCTAAATGAGTAATAATTTCTTTAAAATACCAGTAGAAAAGCTACTATTAAAATTACCTAAACCGGTGTCTTTTAATGAAGGACAGCGGGCAATGGTTGAGGGCTTAAATAATAAAAGGTTTTGGGTACAAATTGCAGGCCGTCGTACAGGTAAATCCTATGCGGCGGCCCTTCTTGCATTTGCAAAGCTATTAGAGCCTAATCAGCAAGTAATGGTTGTAGCCCCTAACTTCACACTGTCCTCGATTATTTGGGATTATGTTACTGATTTAATTAAACAAATGGGTATTGAGGTTGATAAGTTTAACCAAAAAGATAAGGTAGTTAAGCTTATTAATGGGTCGATATTTAGACTTCTCTCTGCAAACAACCGTGACTCACTTGTTGGTCGTGCTGCTAATTTGCTTATTATTGACGAAGCCGCGATTATTCCAGATGATGAATATTTCTTACGAGACTTACGTCCTGCCCTATCAACGTTCACAGACTCAAGATGTTTATGGATCTCTACTCCTCGCGGTAAGGGGAACTATCTTTATAACTATTATATGAGAGGTCAAGACCCAGAGAATTATCCAGACTGGGGTTCTGCTATTTATACTTGGCGCTCAAACCCAATGTTATCAGAAAAAGATATTGCAGAAGCTAAACGCACAATGACTAGAGCTCTATTCTTGCAAGAGTATGAGTGCGAATGGACTACTACTGAAAGTCAGATTTATGAATATCTAGACGAGGAAAAGCATAAAGGTGATTTCCAAGCTAAAAAGTTTGTTGAGGTAATAGCTGGATTAGACGTTGGATATAGGGACGAGAACGTATTTGTAGTAATAGGTTTTGACGGACAGAACTACTATATAATAGATGAATATATCTCTAAAGAATCTACTACCTCTGAATTAGCCTCTGTAATCCAAGAAAAAATAGATGAATGGCGCATAGATACTATTTATATAGATAGTGCCGCACAACAAGTAAAAGCGGATTTCGCATATGATTACGATATTTATTGTGAGAACGCTATTAAATCTGTAAATGACGGTATTAGCTTTTTACAAGTTCTGGTAGAACAGGATAAGTTATATTTTGATAACGACGGTGCGGCACACACATTCCACGCTATGTCTTCTTATAAATGGAACCAGTCTACAGATATTCCTAAACCAGTCCACGACTGGGCCTCTCACCCATGTGACGCCGTGCGTTATGCGATATATACGCACCATAAGATGAGTTCAATATCAATTTACAATTAAATATTTGGACAGACTTTGAAATTTGAGATAAAGTAATGACAGATTTAAAACGACTTCCAGTAAAATACGTAAGAGATTATATCAAAAAAGATTATAAGCTACGTGACTGTTGCTATATTTGCAATTCTACTGAATCCTTAGAGTTACACCATCTTTATAGCGTTAGTGAGCTGTTTAATAAGTGGTGTGGTTGCAATAATGTAAAAGAGATTAGTAGCGAAGAACAAATTTTAGCGTTACGAATACGTTTTGCTGAAGACTGTTCTGTAGAGCTAAGCAATGATAATTTGTTTACTCTATGTAGTGATCACCATAAAAGATTACATAATTTGTATGGACAAACCTATCCGAACTTTATGGCTCCAAAGATTAAAAGATGGATAGAAATACAAAAGGAAAAACATGGTAACTAAAGAAGTGCCTCAATGGCGCCAGTGGGTAGCCGAGAAACTAAACCCTGCACAACCTTCGATTGCTTCTTTGGAGCCTTTTGCTTCTCCAGAGACTATAGTCGAGTATCAACAAGCTTATAGAGACATTGAGATCATTCATCGTTCTATAGAGCTTATTATTAATGCTTGCGTAGAAATCCCTTTAATAGTAGAAGGTGCGGGTCCAGCAAAAAAAGTTAATAAATTACTTAACATCAAACCCAATCCCTTTGAAGATAGGGTTAGACTATTTAGACGTGCTTTCTTAGACTTTCAGCTTGATGGTAACGCTTTTTTCTACTACGATGGTGAGCATCTATATGTTCTACCGGCAAACGATGTAGAAGTAGTACCTGATGAAAAAACTTTTGTATCTCACTATAACTATCTTGTATCTAACCAACGTTCGTCTGACTACTTTGGTTATAGCAAGCAAACTAGAAAATCCCAGGCTATTCGCTTTGAGCCGCATGAGATAATTCACGTAATGGCCGAAAACGATGAGTCTATTTTTAGAGGTGTTTCCAGACTTAAATCATCATTAAGATTAATTGAACTATATTACTATATGATTAATTTCCAACGTCAGTTCTTTAAGAACAACGCTCTACCAGGTTTTGTACTTACTACTGATAATATTCTATCTAAAAGAGTTAAAGAACGACTGTTAGAATCTTGGAGATCTACGTATACTACTATTTTTGATGGTGCTAGAAACCCAGCTATATTAGATGGCGGCTTGAAAATTGATAGATTTTCAACTATCAATTTTGAACAACTTGATTTTGAAGGTTCTATTGAGCGTATTCAACAAGATATGTCAAAAGCTTTAGGTGTACCTTATGTATTATTAAAGTCTGGGAATAACGCAAACATTGATGCTAACCAAAAGCTATTTTATTTACATACTGTGTTACCTATATTAAATCAATTTTCTAGTGCTTTTACGCACTACTTCAACAATAACATAGTTGTAAGACCAGATAGATTATCAGTTCCTGCTTTACAGCCAGATAATAAAACACAAGCAACTTACTATTCAACACTCGTAAATACGGGTCTTATCACCCCTAATGAAGCTCGTGAAGGATTAAGATTTGCAAAACTTGAAGGACTTGATACAATAAGAATACCACAAAATATTACAGGAAGCGCAACAGACGCGACCCAGGGTGGTAGACCTGTAGAATCTGATGAAACTTCTACAAGCGAGGGAACAGCAAATGAGTGATAAAACATTTTATTTAAATAGTTCTTTCGAAGCAAAAGCACTATCAAAGGCAAATAAGTCTTTGAGAATTGCTGGCTACGCTAATACTACTGCTAAAGACCGAGCTGGTGATATTGTAACCGCTGAAGCTTGGGCTAAAGGTGTAGAAAACTTTAGACGCAATCCAGTTATGCTTTATCAGCATAAGCATGATTGCCCCATTGGCCGTTTTGACAAGATTACAGTCGATAAAAAAGGTATCTACGTCGAAGGAACAGTTAGTGAAGCAGCTGAGAAAAACTATGGTATACAGACTCTAATTAAGGACGGCGCTTTAAAAAGCTTTAGTGTGGGTTTTAGAGTTAAAGACGGAAAATATAACAGTAAAGACGATACTATGTTAATTACAGACGTAGAACTGTTAGAAATTTCAGTCGTAAGTGTGCCATGTAACCAGGATTCTTTATTCAGTCTCCGCAAGAGTTTTGAAGGAACAGATGAAGAATATCGTTCATTCTTACAAAACTTTGAAGAAGCGACTGAAGAAGAAACTAAAATGATGCGCGGTATAAAAGCCGGTATCACAGATATGTGTGAAGGTCATTATCATACTCTAGAGTTAGATGAAAACGGTAATGGTGTTACAACCTATGCGTCTCATATGGCTAACCATGCACACAGAGTAGTAAATGGTATTGTATTAGAAGCTGAAGGCCACACACATAATATTAGTATGGTAGGAGTACCGCCTATGAATATGGAAGAAGCTGAAACTACTAGCACTCGTCCATTATCTCCTTCTGAAGAGCAGGCTATCTCTGGCAAAGCTGTAGATACTGCCACTATCGAAGAAGTTACAGAGGATGCAGTAGAGAAATCAGTTGATACAGCAGTAGAAAAATCACAAGAAGATGTAAGCTCTGAGGCTTCTGAAGAAGAGGAAGAAGTGCTTACTAGAGACCCTAACGAGGCAATTCCTTTTGTGAATTTACTATCTGTACCAACACTAACAAACGGAGACCTAGTAAATTACAAAGAAAAAATGTATAAGGTCCTTGAAATCCCAACTGCCCAAAGCCCAATCTTTAAATTTTTAGAAGTTGACGCTGACGGAAAAGACTGTGATAATACTATTAATGTGAATACAGAAGAAATTTCACAAGTCGTAAAAACACAAGAGACTACAAGTGAAGACGAGATTACAGAAAAAAATCTTAACGAAGAGCTTCACGAAGATTCAACAAAGGAGAACGACAAAATGGCTGAACAAGTCGTAGATTCAATCGACCTTAGCACAGTAAAGACTGAGCAGGTTGAGACTAAAAAAGACGTAGCTACAGCTACTGTCTCAGCGCCTAGAGTTGCTGATCTAGTTGAAAAAACTGGTGAAGCTATTATTAAAGAAGCTGATGCAAAAGACAAGTACGGTGAATATACACCAGTACAGACAGAGGAAGTAGCTGAGCTAAAGTCTCAGATTTCCAAGTATAAGGACGAGATCAAAGCTCTTCAAAATAGCAAAATGCTATATGCAGAAAATTCTCGTACTTCCCACCAATTCTCTGAGAAGGAAATGGCAAACGCTGTGCTTCTAGCAAAGATGCTTAACAAGCGCGACGTTTTCGACACTAAGTACGGTAATCGTATGAAAGCTGTTACAACTGTAGATCAGTTCCTATCTAACTTCTCTCAAAATATTTACACTGAAATGGAACAGCAACTAGTTATTGCTCCAATGTTCACACGTCTACCTGTAGACGCTAAGACATTCCGCGTTCCAGTAGCAGATGAAGATACTGATGGCGATGTAGCAATGTTCCGTTCTGGCACATATGCAACAGGTATTGCTGACACTACAAACGTACCAGCATCCAACCAGCACTCTATCTCCGCAGTTGAGTTCACACCACACAAGTTCATGGCTACAACTCACCTAGCAAAAGATGAAGAAGAAGATACAGTTCTACCATTACTAGACTTCCTACGTAATGCAGCTACTCGTCGTCTAGCCCGTGCTATTGACAAGTCCATTCTTCGTGGTACTGGAGCCCTAACTGGCTTTACTGCTTCTCCAACAAACTCTATCGTAGCTGGTACTGGTTATGCTTCTGTTATTGAAGGTATCACAAACCTAACTGCTGATGCTTCTCTAACAGTTCCAACTGGTTCTTCAACTGATAAAGCAGACCCATCTGATATCGCAGCAGCACGTACTGCTATGGGTAAGTATGGTCTACAACTAGGTAACGATCTAGTATACATTACTTCTATTGAAGGTTATAACAACCTAGTAACAACAGCAGACTTCCGTACTGTTGATAAGTTTGGTCCAAACGCTACTTATCTAACAGGTTCCGTAGGTGCTGTATACGGTATTCCAATCGCTATCTCTGAGTTCTTAGATAACGTTGGTTCTACTGGTAACCACCTAGGTGTTCTACTTTACAAGCCAGGCTTCATGATTGCTGAACGTCGTGGTATTGAGATTGAAAGTGAATACGAGCCACGTCAGCAAGTAACTGCTATGTACATGAGCACTCGTTTTGATTTCAAGGCTCTAACTACAAACTCCGGTGCTGCTCTAGATAGTTCTAAGTATGCATACGCAGTTACAGTAACTGCTGGTTAATAATCAGTAAAATAGATGAACTACAAAGGGGGAGGCGGTCAAACGCCTCCCCTTATTCAATAAAGGCGGACAATCATGGTTGATAGTTTTGAGGAATCTCTTGGAAAAAACGCATATATTACCTTAGCGCAAGTTAAGGATTACTTAAGCATATCTAGTAATACTCAAGATGCTAGATTATCAAACATAATTTCTTATGCGACAGGTGTTATTGAGCACTATATTGGTCAAGAAGTGTTAGCAAATGACTATGTAGAGGTGTTTGATGGTGGTGTATCTTCCGTATATGTTAGCAGATTACCCTTAAATGCTGTTTACCAAGTATCCGAATTTAATGGTAATGAGCATATTATTTTAGCAGACCCAAGCGCTTATGGAACGCCAGTAAGCTCTATTGGTACGTCTATATCATTTGAGTTTGTTAATAATGCTGTTGTTACTGAGAAATCTAAAAAATTTGGTAAATCTAGTCTAAAGCTAGATACACCAGACTATTTAGTCTCGCACATAGTACCAGAGAGACTACAGTTTAGCGATAGCGACTTCACTATTGAAATGTTTGTTAGAGTAGACGAACCAGTATTAACAGACAATACGGTTTTTGAAATTTCTTCTGATACTAACAATTACTTAGCCCTTAAGCTCGCAAACCAAAGAGGATTATCTTTTACTAGTGCTGTAGCTAACGTAATTACTACAGTGTCTGGCTCAAATACTCTTGTTGAATCTCAACAGTTTAGTAGAAAACGATGGGCGCATATTGCAGTTACGAGAGAGTATAGCAATGAAAGACTAAAATTATTCTATAACGGCAATACCATTGCCTCTGCTAGCTATACAGTAGATGATTTAAGCTTTGATAATACTATATCTATAGGTAGTACTTTTAAAGGCTATATAGATGAAGTTAGAGTATCTGATGTAGCTCGTTATTCCTCTAATTTCACAGTGCCTACTCAACGTTTCAGACCTGATAAAGACACTGCAATGTTAGTACACTTTGATACTAAGCATAATTCCACTATTGCTAAAGACGTACATAATTTACCTGCTGAGTATAACTTTACAAGGGATACTGGCGAAATAACAAAAGATACTGGTAGTGTCGGCTTAACAGGAAACTTCACTTCTATAAGAAAAAGCTATCCATCATTAACTATTTCTGGACCACAAACCTTTCAACCATTTCCCAGTGCTGTTGAGGTTACTTACAGAGCCGGATATGAAGCATCTTCTGTTCCGTTAGATTTACAGGTTGCTACATTAGACTACGTTAAATTATTATATAAACAAGATCAAGAAAAGAAAGGGTTTAGTTTCGAGGGCGAGCGCGGTGATCAATTCCCTCTAGCCGGTAACTTCCCTCCACATATTCGTAGAATACTTGATCTATATAGGATAATAGATTAATGTTAGAAGTTAAAATTACTTCTTCCGTAGAAGCAGATAACTCTGCTCTACGGGTTTTTAAAGATACACCTTTAGCTTTACAAGATGCGCTTAAACTAGCGCAACAGTTTTATGGTGCCTCTAGAATTAATAGTCAGTATAAAAGTACTCTTACTTCAGTAGCTAAAAGATTAAATACTAAGGTAGAAGAAGCTATATCTAAGGCATTAGGTGGTGTCCCTATAAAAGAAGGCACTGGTGGTTTTTATCCAGACTTTTATATATACGATAAAGAGACTGGTGAATTTAGTTTTCAGGAACAAAAACTAGTTACAACTACAGAAAAAGAAGGAAGATTCAGTCGAGCCAAGCCTATTAGCTTAGCTGGTGGTGAAGGGATCACTATTTCTAGAGGTACAAGAAAGGTATTAACTGGATTTGATACTAGCGGTAAAAAGCCTAAACCGACTTTTGAGCAGATTTTTACTTCTAGATTTGTAAATGATTTATTGTCTGCCAAAGACAAACCAGCAGAACTTATTAGAATCCTTAATGGTAGAGGTAAAGCTGCTACGGCCTTCAGAAATACCTTATCTATAAAAGCAAACGCTATTAATATTCCTACAGTATCTCAAGGCGTGCTTCAAAATAGAACTATACGTTTTACGTGGAAAGACATACAAGAAGCTGTTCTTTCTAAAAAAATGACCATTGCTATTAGCGAAACTGCAAACGGTGTTAAATTAAATCTTTACTTTTCTTCTGCGATAATTAATAAAGCACTGAACGATGCCAGCAAAGTGATTATAAAAGAGATACAGGGAGAATTAGGTCGCGAAATACTTACAGCGCTCTCTGCAGTAATGTCCCTACCTTCAGGGTCTTCTCCTGCTGATCTAAAAGCGTTTCTAAAAACCTTAAATTTTGAACATGCTGCTGAGTACGTTGTTGGGTCTGCGATCATTGCTAGAGGCGTTATTGCTTCTCCGAAGCAAGGAAAGCAACAAGATAAAGAAGATAAGCAGAGATTTATCTCTGGTATACAATGGACTGTGCTTACACAAAAAAGACTAGGCGAAACAATGCTTAGATTAGGCGATCCAGAGCCTCCAAATCTTAAAGAAAGAACCGGAAGATTCCGTGGTAGCGTACAAGTTATACCAAATTATAGAACCATGACTTTACAGTATTTATATAACCCTTTATATAGATCACTAGAGAGATATGGGTATAATCCTAATATGCAAGTAGAAACTGCTATACGAGAAGTAGCCCAATCACTATTTGCTCAGAAGTTTAATATAGTAAGAGGCAATAGAGTATGATTTTTAATAGACGTACAGAAATAATAGAGTTTCTAATTACAAATCTAAAAAATATAAACGGTGGTATCTCTACTTATGATAATACTTATCAATATAACCACAACGTGTTTAACAACGTATTCAGAAAAATTAAGTTTCTCGACGAAGTAAACGATTTTCCATCAATATATTTATCTGCCGGAACCGAAATTAGAAATTTTCAATCAGAAAATTTGACGGTAGCTATTTTAAACGTTATCATAAGAGCATACGTATATGGAGAAGATAATTCTCAAACTGCAGCAGATAATTTGGCTGAAGATATTGAGCATGTTATATATAGTATAGGCGACGAACCTGAAAAAGGAATATTGGACATAACTATAGAAAATATTTCAGCAGATGAAGGTTTAGCGTTTCCTTACGGCGTGGCAGAGTTAGAATTATCCGTAGTCTATAGACTAGAATATTAAGGAGAATAAAATATGACATCTCTTAATTTACAAAGAAATTCTGAGGTATTCTTCTCTACTGTTGACCTAGTTAATGGTGGGGCAGTCACTTCTATGACGCCTTCTAATACTTGGAAGTTAGAGGTGTTAGCTGGTTTTGCCGTAAGTGCTTCATCCGCAACTCAGGACATTACTTCTTTAGAATCAGGTTCAACTCCTGATAGATCACAACAAAGATTCAATACTGCTATTAACCCAGTAGAGTGGAACTTCCAAGTTTACCTACGCCCGACTGGTGTAGAAACTGGTGCTACTGCTGGCGGTTCTGCCGCAGCTACTACGAATAGCGGTAACGTTAAGCCAACTGCTGACTGGTTCATGTGGCAGGCTCTTGTATCTAATACAAAACCTTCTAACGGTACTGCAGAACAGTCTGTATGGGAAACAGGTGGTAAGCTAAGAACAACTAACGTAGCTGCTGGTGTAGGTTCTCACAGCACTCGCTCTAACTTCTCTACTGCTCAAGAAAATCACCTATACTTCAAACTAGATAACATTATTTATCAGGTATCTAATGCTACAGTTAACCAAGCTACTGTAGATGCTGGTATTGAAGAAATAGCTACTGTTACTTGGGCGGGTCTAGGTACTACTATGCGTGAGCTAACTGGTACACCTAGAAACAACGCTGTATCTGTTTTTGGTGGTATTCTGAATACTGGAGCAGTTGTTACTGCAAACGCAAATGCTCTAAACCTAAGCAACGTTGCTTGCTATCACCCATACAACCAGATGAACGTAGCTGGTTCTCTTGCAACTAACTCATTCATCAAGAATAGACTTAGTGCAATTAACTTCCAACACGCTGCTTCAGCTTCTGCTACTGGTAATACTTATACATTCCCAGTAACAGCTCTTACTTTCGAGTATAACAATAATATCACTTACCTAACACCAGAAGAGCTAAGTGCTCTAAATGAGCCTATCGGTCAGTTTACAGGTACTAGAGGTGTAAGTGGCTCCGCAACTATGTATCTACGTGCTGGGGATTCACAATCAGCTCAGTTCCTACGTAACATCGCGCAGGATTCACGTACTTCTTCTGCTCAAACTTCTAATGCTAACCTAATTATCGGTGGTACTACTGCTCCTTACGTAGCTTTCGCACTACCAGCAGTTCAGTTTGAGTTCCCACAGGTAGCTGTTGAAGATGTACTATCTGTAAGTGTTAACTTCGTAGCACAAGAACCAAACGCTACAAAAGGTCAAGGCGGTGAAGTAACAATTTTTGCCGATAAATAATTAACTATTTCTGAGGGGAAATAATTAACTATTCAACCAGAGAGCGTCTATCGACTTGCGAAACAAGGTTTCCCCTCACCTTTGTAAGCAGATATGTCGATGGACGCTCACTTTTATATAGAGGGATCTAATGAGTAAATTAAAATCAATGCTGGTCAAAGACTCTTCTACTTGGGTAGAGTTTCCAGATATTCCAGGCTTTAAGGTAAATCTTCGTTTCGTTTCACGCGAAGACTTACTAAAAATTCGTAGTGCTAGCTTAACTTATAAATTTAATAAGCGCACTCGTCAACGTGAAGAAGAAGTAGATACTGTAAAGTTCTTAGAGCACTATGCTGAAAAAGCAATTGCAGACTGGAGCGGTTTAAAGGTTAAGCACCTACCATCTCTTCTTCCGGTCGATATTTCTGGAATGAATCCAGAAGAAGCAGTAGATTTTACAACAGAAGATGCTATAGAACTTCTACGTAACTCTCCTGTATTTGACCAATTTGTTACAGATACGCTAAATGACTTTGAGCAGTTTTCACTAAAGAAAAAAGAAGATAGCGTAAAAAACTAACTGAATACCTCCGTCAGAGTTTAAATGGCGGAGGTATAACTACAGAACAGTACCTATTAATGTGTGAGCAAATGGGTTGGGAACCATCAGAAGAAGAAATGCCTTTAGACGCAGCTTCTTTAGATATAAACGCGCAATATGCTCTTATATTACTTAATAACTTACCTGATAAGTGGGAAGGCATGAGCGGTACTTGGATGGGAAAAGACTATAGCGGATTAGCTGCTATAATGGATATATACGAAATAGAAAATAGACGAGAGGTATTTGAGCTGTTAAAGGTTGCCGAAGATGAGTTAGGCAAATACTACAGACAAAAACAAAAAGAGCAAGAAAGTTTAGCTAAAGCAAAGAGAGCAAGATAAGTGGCTACTATTACCAATGTAATAAATACCAATTTTAAAAGTACTGGTGCCGATAAAGTTGCAAAAGATGTTGATACTTTAAGTAGATCAACTACGCGACTTGGTCAAAGCAGCGCAGGTAATGCACGTCAGTTTGCCGCTCAAGCGTCTGGCTTAGGCGGTTTAGTAGCAGCATACGCTGGTGCTGCGGCAACTATCTTTGCTTTACAAGCTTCTTTTGATGCGCTCGCACGAAGTGCACGCGCTATACAAACTCTTGAAGGATTAGGTGCTTTAGCCAACACTTTTGGTCAAAATGCAAACGACTTACTAAGTAGTGTGCGTGATATAACAAAAGGTCAGTTAACTATTGCAGAAACTGCTCAACAAATTAACCTTTCCCTTAGCGCAGGTTTTAATACTGAGCAAATTGAGGGATTAGCTGGTGTAGCACTCAAAGCATCTAGAGCCTTAGGTCGTGACTTATCTGATTCATTTACTCGCGTAGTCAGAGGTTCTGCTAAGTTAGAAACCGAACTACTAGACGAACTTGGTATTTTTACTAAGATCGAACCAGCTACTGCTGCCTATGCTGCTCAACTAGGTAAAAGTAGACTTGAGCTAACTGAATTTGAGCGTCGTCAAGCCTTCGTAAATTCTGTTATTGCAGAGGGTGAGCGAAAATTCAGTTCTATAAATACCACTTTACCTACTACTGCTGAGCAGATTGAGGCTTTTGGTGTAAAGATTATAGACCTAGCTACTCAAATAGGTGGGCTTCTAGCTGAGACTCTTGCGCCTCTCACTAACTTTTTAACTAACAACCTAGCTGGGGCCTTTGCGGCTGTAGGTACAGTGGCCGGTCTTGTGGCTGCTAAAGGTATCTCTTTACTTAAAGGTTCTTTAGATGAGTTTGCGCAAACCTCAGTGACTCGCGGTGCGCAAGTAGAGCAATTCTTTTTAAGATATAGTGCTGCTGCTAGAGCCGCTAGAGAAGAAGCACAAAAAGATATAACAGCAATCAATCTTACTAAAGGTCTAGAAAGACCTTTACAAAAAGAACTAGGCCAGCTTAAAGAAGCTGCGGCTGTACGTACTCTTACAGGTGCTGAACTTGATAGAGTTAAAAGCATACTAGAGCAAAGACAAGCTAATTTACTAGCACGTAAAGAACAAGAATCAGCAGCTTTAAAAACAGCAGCTACTACAGAAGAAATAAAAAAGCAAACTACTGCTCTGAATAACACTAATTTAAGATTAGAGCAAACTGCTAAGTCTCTTAAGTTACTAGAAGCTTCTTCTGCTGGCGCTGCATCGGCTATAGCTAAAACGGCTTCTACAGCCGTTACAGGATTCATTAATCTTGGGGCAGGTATTGCTAGAACTGGTGCTAGTTTAGTAGGCTTTGCCGGTAACGCGTTAAGTGTAGTATCTGTCTTGAGCTTAGTAGGAGCTAGTATTGCTTCTGCTATAGGTAAGCAAGAAGAGTATAATGCTGTTCTAGCTAAGTTTGGTAGTTTAATAACAAACTTTTTTACATCAAAAGCTGGCAGATCTATAGAAAAAGGATTGTTATCAATTTCTGCAGATGTTCTATCAGATTTAGAAAAAGTTGACCCAGAGTTAAAAGCTATAGAAGAATTTAGATTCAGCACAAAGTTTCTAGGCGTAGAAATTGATGTAGTTAAAACTAAGGAAGATTTAATCAGAGAAGTAAGCGCTGCATTAGCAGAAGCCGCTCAGGCAGGTAGCAAAACTTTTGGTGAACAATTAAGTGATAATATAGTAGGTGTTGGTGCTGGGGCACTAATCGGACAATCTCTAGGAACTGGCATAGGTACAGCTGCAGGAATTGCTATAACTGCAAAACTCGGCGGTACTCTAGGCGCTACTTTAGGGTCTATAGCAGGGCCTATCGGTACTGCTGTTGGTGCTTTATTAGGTGCGGGTATTGGCTTTGGTGTAAGCAAATTTTTTGGAGAAAATGAATTATTACCAGAAGATGTTAAAAAACAACTAGAAGTACAGTTTGGCGCTAATATATTTGCAGGTGATCAAGGAGCACAATTAGCAATTGCTCTTCAAAAAATAGAAGAGCAAGCAGGTGCAGCAAAGAATTTATCTTTTGAAGGTAGAAAGTACTATGAAACTCAAGTAGAGTTAGCTGTACAGCTTAGCTCTAATCTAGGCATGATCAGAGAACAACAACAGCTAGCTGAAAAGCTAGGTGTCGAGCTTTCTTTATTTAAAGATAGATTCGAGATTGAAGTAACAGATGGTGTACTTAAATTAGATCCTAAGCTAAAATTAGACATACCTATTAGTTTTAAAATTATAGACCAAGAAGAAGTAATAAAAGCGGCTGATAGGATCACAGAAATAGCAAATAAAGCTAGAGAATCTGCTGCAGGCACACCAGAACGTGTAGTTAAAACACCAAGAGGTACTTTTACAGTACCAGCACAACTATCAGAATTTGAGCAAAAACTAAAAGAAATAAATAGTTTACAAACAAGACTTATTGCTGCCCAGAATGAGGCGGCTAATCAGACTGTGGATTTCACTAACTATGAATCACTAGGAATATCTATGGGTACAGCAGCAGAGGAGGTAGCTTACTTAACTAATCAACTAGCTGCTGCCGAAAAAGAATTAGGTATGCTAGGGGCTAAAAAAGAACTAACCGAAGCTCTTGTAACTACTTTAGGTAGTTTGTCTAGTGCTGCTCTTGATGCCGGCGATTCATTACTAAGAGCGCAAACATCTGCTTTACAGACTGAGTCAGCTTTGGCTACTTTAGATGAAGGTATAAGTAATGGCACACTAAGCTTAGAAACTTTAGCACAAGCTGAAGGATCAGTAGTCAGTGCCTTATCCCGCACAGAAACGCAGGTCGAAGCTAGTGCGGCAAAATTAGCTAGCTTAATAAAGCTAAGAAATACGGCTGAAAAACAAGGCGCAAGTACTGAGGTTCTTACTTTACTAGACGGTGAAATAGCAAGAATTTCTACTCTACAAAACGAACTAAATACTAACATAATTCTACAACAGCGCCGATACGAAGCTGTAAGAGAAGTAGCTAGAGCATATGAAGAAGAGATCAAAGCTATTGACGCTATCAAACGTACATTTGGGGATTTAGTTAACTTGCCTCTAGCAAAGCTAGGTGATTTAGACGCACAAGGTAACTATATACTTGGCGTGCAAAATAGACAGATTGCACAGTATCAGCAATTAAACGAAGCTTTTAGACAAGCTGCTGATAAAAAAGCTGCTGCCGATGCAACTTTAGAAAAAGTAAGAAGTGTGCAGACTGGTGCAGATTTTATTGCAACTGCAGAGGCAGACGCTGCTAAAGCAGGAGAAGTTTACAACTCTATACTCAACGTAAGAATTAATTTAGCTAGACAAGTAGGCGATGAACTAGTTGCTGGAATAGAAAAGTTTGAGAATACTGTTAGCAGTTTAGCCGAAGAGACTAATAATAAGCTAGCGGAGATAGCTCGTAACGAAACTATAGCAAAGATTAATTTTGAAATTGATAAAGCAGATATAGCCTTACAAGGCGTAGAGGCTGCTGCAGCTTTTGAGCAAGCTTTTAGAGAAAATCAAATTAAGCTTATCGAACTGCAAGTAGATAATAAAAAACTAGAACCTGTAGACGGCGCAACACAGGTTAATGCGCTAAAGCAAGAAATTCAAAATATACAATCTAATCTGCTAGCTGATCAAAGAATGATGGCAGCAGAACAATATTCTAGACAGCAAGCTCTATTAGGTGAAGAGTACAGAGCCAAAATTGCACAAATAGATTTAGAGGCTAAACAGTCAGCACAAAAAATACAAGCAGAATATCAAGTGTTAGCTGATACTGCTACTACTTATAATAGTTTAACAAGCCAACTACAGCAAGCTGCAGTTGATGGTGGTAATGCTATGGGTAGAAGCATAATAAACGCTATCAATGCAGGTGTTAAAGCCTTTGTAGGGTCTTTTGGAAAACTAGGTGGTATGTTAGGATTAACCGCTCAAGAAGCTTCTTTTGCCCCTGCCGAGGTATCCGCTCCACAAATGGTAGACCTACCTAGCGGTCAAAAGATTAGCGAGTTTGACCTAATGCTAGGTAAATTAGAAGGTAATTTAACTACTGCTACTAATTCAATAGAGCTACTAGCTGAAACTCAAAGAGAAACTGCTCTTGAGAGTTATACCAGAGATACTATTCTAGCAGCCAAGCGAAGAGAATTAGAAATAGCAGAGTTTGAACGTAAAGTAGCTTTACTAGCTCAGGAAGAAAATATTTCAAAAGAGCAAGCAGAAAAGCGACTACGTGACGCAAAACAAGCAGGTGGTGGAGATAAAGACCGTGAGCTAACTGCATTAGAAGAAAGACTAAAAGCTCTATTTAGTGCTATTAAAGGTAATATAGAAAACACTCTTATGAGTCTTAATAACTTAATTTTCTACGGTGAAGGCAACTTTAAAGAAATTATGGGTAGCTTCTTTAAGAATCTACAACAAGATTTCTTTAAGACAACTGTGGCTGAGCCTGTATCAGACTTTTTAACTACTAGCTTATTTAGCGCTTTAGGAGTTGAAGGTGCTGGAGTCAAAAAAGGAACTAAAGGACTTACTTATGATGGTAATTCACTATTAGTTCGTGTTACAAACGCTTTTGATTTTATGAATCCAGCTGCTGACGCAATAAATGTATCAGATACCGTAGGAGAAAAAGGTAAAGGCATATTCGGAGGTTTCTTCGATCAAATTACTGGCCTATTTGGTAAGATTTTTGGTCAAGGCGGTTTTCTATCTAAGCTGTTCGGAAACTTATTTGGAAATGGCGGTATACTATCTGGTCTATTTAAAGGAGTAGGTGGTTTATTTACTAGCTTACTTGGGTTTTCACAAGGAGGCTTGGTACATCTAGCTGCAGGCGGTGCGGCAGCCTCTGCCACAATAAATCGTGACCGAGTTCCTGCAATGCTTGAGCCTGGCGAATTTGTAATTCGCAAACAGTCTGCTCAAAAAATAGGTATGCCCGCACTTCAAGCTATGAATGCAACAGGTAATAGCTCAGGTAATAACGCAGTTTATGTAAACGTAAACAACGAAGGCACACCTAAGAATGTTGAACAATCACAACCTCGTTTTGATGGTGAAAAATATGTTATTGATATTGTTATGAGAGATATAGCAAATAATGGTCCTATTCGTAGATCACTACGTGGACGTGGAGGGTTATAATGGCGAGTTATCCAACAGACGCTACTAGCCTATTTACTACGGCTACTTTTACTTCTATGGCTGATAGAAAGCCAGACACAGGCTATTCCACTCAGAATGAATTTAATACCATACTATTTGAAACAGAGAGCGGATATGAGAAACGCAGACTCCGCTCTCGCAGATCAAAACGAACTTATGAGCTAAGGTATACGAAAGTTACAGGTCTAGAAAAATACGCAATTGAGAATTTTTATCGTAGTCGTAGCGGTAGTTACGAGGCGTTTTATCTAGACCTGTCTCATGTTAATGATGTAGGTACGGTAAGAGTTAGGTTCGATGGACCTCTTAAAGTAGACCACGTACTAAGTGCCGGGTCTAATGTATTACAGAATTTTTATAGTGTATCGTTTACACTAAAAGAAACATACGATTAAAAGGAAACCTCTGTGACAGCTAGAAATTATGACGTAATACTTAGAGTATCTAATGCTACTAGGTTTACTACTGGTAATATAGTAGTAGGTAATACTACACAAACTGTTGGTATTATAGCTGGAAAAGACACAGCAAATAATATACTAAAAGTAAAACTAGCTAACTTACTGCAAGAGTTTAGCAGCACAGAATCTATACACTCTAACATTATTAGCATATCTGGTACTGCTAACGGTGCTATTAATAACGCTTCTGCTTTACCTTTTAGAGCTAACGTTATGAGCGGTAATGTTACTACTGCGGCAGCTAATATCACGTCTATTAGTCCTAGCGCTTTTATAGCTGAGAAAAACGCTTTTACTCAGAATCCAATAGTTAGGTTATACTCTTTATATTATCCAGGAGACTGGTATCCACCAAATGAATATGATAACCCAACAGAAGGTGGAGAAGGCAGAGCCTGGCCTACGGATTTTCCAATCCGCTTTGCAGAAATAGTAGGCGATATCAGTGATGATATAAGCTATAATGTTAGTTACGGCGGCACAACCTATTTGCCGTTCCCAGTATCAATAACAGGCATAGAACAGAGTTCTGATGGCAAAATAAATGAGCTATCTGTTACTATGTTCAACGTTGATAACATTATTTCTCGACTGGTAGAAGACCCATATCTAGCTGGTAATAATATATCTAATGCTACGATGGCTCACATTAATGGTGAATTAGTACATGGAATAGATCCAAGAACTGTTGATATAACAATCGCACAAGCAAACGCTATAAGTGTAGAATTTGGTTCTACTCTATCAAGAGCCCGCTCAAACGGTTTAGTATTCAACCTAGACGTAGTAGCTGAGTATGGAAAACAAAACGCTGCATTTACCTATGAACAAACTAAATCAGTTAATGGTATATGGCAACCATATAAAGAGGATTCTAGAGACTTATTAGGTGGTGTAGTAGATATAAAAACTACTTTTGCTAATTTCCTTGATTACTGGCCTGAGTATAGTTTAATTGAGACTGTTGCTTCTAACGTAATAACGGTTAGAAACTCTACTCCATACAGAGTTGGAGATAATGTGCGATCTTCTAAGGGCGCAACGGAAGCAACTATTCAACAAATAGACTTAGATCATACTATATATCTAACAAACTCTGTACACCCAGCTACTGTTACTGGTGATCCGCTTTATATTATTAATCCAGAGGCTGATAGTGATAGCTATGTACAAGATAAGTTTAAGATAGACCAATTAGAAAGTTTATCTGATCACGTAGCTACTTTCTCTCTAGTATCTTGGTTACAGTACTTTAAAGTAATTGTTCCTAAAAGAAAGTTTTATAAGAACACTTGTCAGTGGGTATATAAAGGACCTGAATGTCAATATCCAGGTCCGGGAGGCTTACCGATTCCTGGCACTACCTTAGTATCAAACACTAACTCTATAGGTGCAGACAATCAAATATCCTCTCAAGACGTCTGCTCTAAGTCTCTAACCGCTTGTACAGTCCGTAATAACCAAATTCACTTTGGTGGATTCCCGGGTGTAGGGCGTTCAGTGCCTCGTGCATAAAACAAAAGACACTAGTTTATTAGCCACTTCGGAAGAGTTCTTAAAATAAAATATGGTAAGAATTTAGTAAATCTCCTATACTAATAATAGGAGGTTTATTATGATAGATACCGATTTTGATATAAATACTTATAAGCAATGGTTATTATCCATTATTAAGGATTTTACTTTTTCAGATAAAGACCGTTACATAGAAGCTCTTTTACAGTTTGATATAGCGCCAGGTACGTACCTGAACAAAAAAGATTGTACATTTGGTTATAAAAAGCTGTTTGGGGATTTCTATAAAACAAAACCTACGTCTGTTTGGCTAAATAGATGGTTACTTCAACAATATGGCGACTATAAGTTTTGTAAAAAATGCCAGAAAATACACTCTAAAGATGAGTTTTTATATTCTAGTAAGTTATGGGATAACCTTAGATCAGAGTGCAAGACGCAGGAAAAGTTTTATGAAACTAGTAGAGACAGATTAAAGCGCAGATACAGGGATTCTATTAGACGCGTAGAAAAAGAAAACCGAACACCTGAATGGTTGACTTTTGAACAAAAATTAGAAATAGAGTGTTTCTATTATAAAGCATTGCGTTATGAAGAAGAGTATGGCGTTAAATATCACGTAGATCATATTATACCATTAAACGGAGAAAATGTATGTGGATTACATGTGCCGTGGAACTTACAGGTATTACCTGCTAAAGAAAACTTACGTAAAAGTAATAAATATGATAGATAGATACTTAGGTATAAAACATGACTACGGTAAGTACGATTGTGTCACCTTAGTACAACAGTTCTACGAGCAAGAACTTGGTTGTAGTTTTAACTTACCGGCGTACCCCCATTCAAGGCTTTGGATGAAACAGTATACGGTAGATTTCTTAGACGAGTGGGCATCTAAATATGGAAAAAAAGTTTCATTGACGGACGCTCAAAATTATGATTTAATTAGTTTTAAGTCGAAGAAATCTAATTTATTAATTCATTTTGGTTTATATTTAAAACCAAATCGTATGCTGCATGTTGAAGAGGGGAAAACTTCGCAGGTAGAGCAGTTATCAGACTACTGGTTACAGCATTTACACGCGATATATCGTCATGACAAATTGGTATGACAAGTATATAAATATTCCTTATAAACATTTGGGTAATGATCCCATTAGCGGCATGGATTGTTTCAATCTGTGCCGTTACGTTTATAAAGAAGAAACAGGTATAGAAATACCTCATTTATCTTTTGAGCACTGTAATATAGTAGATGTTGATTGGTATAATAAGACTACAGATCAATATTTTGAAACGGCAGTGCTAGAAGATAAAAGGTGTGTAAAAGTATCTGAGCCAAAACGCTTAGACTTTATTTTTATAAGTATAGGTTCTACAAACGTAACTAACCATTGTGCTATATATGTAGATAGGAATAAAATTCTACATACTATGATAAATAGGCCAAGCTGGGTAAGCCCTTATGGAAGTTACTATAAACAATACACTACAGGTATATATAGATGGACTATGTAAAATTACTAGAAGATATGAATAATCATGCTCTTAAGGAATACCCAAGAGAGTGTGTAGGTATTATTACTACTGATTTTACTTATATTCCTTGTAAAAATATCAGTGATAATCCTAAAAACACTTTCTTTTTAGATCCTGCTGATCTAGTTAAGCATGACGGTAACATTTGGGGTATATTTCACTCACATCCTGGATCAGATAATCCTCTTCCTAGTTCTGAAGACAAAGTAAGTGCTGCTTTTTCTGAATATAAGTTCTTAGTAGGTTTTAACAATAAGTTTTATACTTACTGGTATGATAAAAATGTAGATGCACTAAAATTTGAAAAACTAGAGGAAAAACACTTTGTTAGTAACAATTAAGCCTCATTCTTCTTTTAGAAAGTTCTTTTCTGAGAAAGAGTATATCGCAGATTTAAAAACATATAACGACATACTGTTTTATTTAAACGGTATGCACAAAAAGTTTATAAACTACTTAAGACTGCAAAAAGCTCAAGGAGTAGAAGAGAGTTTTGTATTTCTAGATAAAAACTTAAAGATTATCAGCCCTGATCAGCTTCAGATTAAGCACGCAAAAGATGGTGATGTTATTCACATAGTGCCTGCTGTTGTGGGTGGCGGTGGAAAAAGAGGTGGTATACTTGCAGTAATCGCTTTAGCTTTCTTCGTTTTCGCTCCTATCGCTGCCGGTGCTGCTGCTAGCGGTGCAGCAGCTCCTGGTGTTGCTGGTGCTGTAGGTTCGGCTGCTGGTAGTGGCGGTTTATTTGCTGGTAAGTTAGGTGGTTTTTTACAAAATCTAGTAGTAAATATTGGTTTAGCTCTGCTTTCATCTCTATTTGCGACAAAGCCTAGTGAGGAAAATACACGACAAAACGATATGTTTGGTTCCTTAACTAACTCAACAAGTTCTGGTACCCCGATTGGGTTAAATTATGGTATGATCAGAGTTGCTGGACAACTTGTTAGTGGTTATGTACTAAGTATTGGGCACGCAAAAACACAAAACATGAATATATACGGCGAAGTTATAGATTCGTCCACTTCTACTGCTGTAGCAGAGCAAGAAGCTACTAGAGCCCAGTTCTTATCTGGATTTAATAGCTTTACGTGAGGAATTAATGAGAAAATTTATTAGACATTCTGGTAAAGACGTACCGATAATAACAGGTGCTGGTGGAGGCAAAGGCGGAGGCTCTATTGCTCCTAACTCTTTATTCTCAACTGACATTTTATATGTCACTACTGCTCTAGGTGAGGGACCGATTTACCGTATTAATCCCAATGGCCCACAGGACATTGAGATTCAGGACGGAGCTATTGATGATCTAATTAACCTAGATAGTAACGGTCTTGAGAATACTGATAAGTTTCTTACGGTTACTACTACAGGTACTGTTACACAAGACCCGTTACCTAAATTTGGTGACGAGATTGTTACACCTCAAGTCTTCGCATCTCAAGTTACTCTTAAAAAAGGTAACTTAACAGGTATACCGCCTTCTAGTATCACGCTGCAAGAAACAAGCGCTAATGATTGGGATGCCTTACGTTTTACCTTTATTATTGAAGAGTTATTCACAGCAGACACTGCAGGTAACGTATCTTCTAGATCCGTTACATACAGAATTAGAATTTACGATAGCCTAGGTAGTACTCTAATTACTACTGTTGAAAAAACTATTACAGAAAAAACAGATAGTGCTTACAAGTTTAGTGAGACTATTACTATACCTCCTGCTTCCAGATCGCCAAACGGTTATCGTTTTAGCATAGATAAAACAAGCGATGATACTGACAGCCCTCGTCTACGTGATACAATCAAAGTTGTAGGATGGGACGAGCTTAAATACACGCCTCAAGCATATCCTCGTACTGCTTTAATTGGTTACGCACTTAAAGCTATGAATGAACATACTGGTGGTGTGCCTAACTTTACCAGTCTAGTTAAAGGCTTACTAGTCAAAGTACCGTCAAACTATAATCAGCCGATTCTAGAAAATGGCGATATTGATTGGAGACAGTTAGAAGTTGGTGAATCAAACTATACTTTCTATGGTTATCGACTACAGCGTCCAGGCACTGGTACGGTGTTAAATGGTGTAAATCCTCAAATTTACACTGGTACGTGGGATGGTACTTTTGTTTACGCATGGACTCAGAACCCTGTGTGGATTATATACGACATTCTTACTAACAAAGCGTATGGATTAGGCATCCCAGAAGATAATATTGATAAATACAAGTTTTACCAAGTAGCTCAGTATTGTGATGCTTGTGATAGTACTACAGGTCGTTTTATTGGTGTAGATGCTATAGCGGATGGGTCTTTCCGCTATAAACCTAGAGGCACACTTACAAGAGTACGAGAAAATCAGGTTGGGCTTATAAAGGGTACGCCAGTAAAAGAGCGTCGTTTTATAATGGACGTTACCATATCTGACCAAGAAAAGGCTATGGACTTACTAAATAAGCTAACTGCTACTTTCCGTAGTATGTTAGTTTATGCTGGTGGTAAAATTAGTCTTGCGGTTGATATGCCTGACGAATACCCAGTAATGTTGTTTAATGAGACTAATACTAAGCAAGGGTCTTTTCAAATCTCAGGTGTAAAAGAAAGTGAAATTTATACCGGCGTAGATATAACCTACGTAGAACCTACTAACCATTATAAGAGAGAAGTTGTGCGTTTAGATCTAGCTGAGTCTAACGACGGTAGAACTGTGCAAGCAGTAGAGAACATAGCCTCTCTTGATCTAACAGGAGTGACTAGAAGAAGTCAGGCAATTCGTTTAGGCCAGTACCAACTAGCTGCTTCTCGCTACTTACGCCGCAATATTAGTTTTACTACTAGCACAGAAGCACTAAGTCTTGCACCTGGTGATGTTATATCTGTAGCTATGAATGGTACAGGAGTAGCTTATGGTTATGGTGGTAAAGTTGCAAGTAACTCTGTTACGGGGTCCGCGTCTAATACTAATGTGGTACTAGAGCACTATACTGTTCCAAGCTTAAGTACCAGTGTCTTTACTGCAAATACCTATCCTTTAGCGCTGCGTATAATCAAAGCAAACAGCGACAGAATGGACCTGTACCTGATAAGCAATAGTATTTTTAGCTTATCTACTACTTCAAACGTATCTTCTGGCATAGACTTAGCGACTGTTCAAATTATAAGCAGATTCAACCCACAAACTAAGACATTAGTACCTCTATCTTCTGGATTCTCAGCCAATAACGTACCTCTAGAGGGCGATTTATGGACTCTTGGGGAATTTGAAAATCCTTCTAACTATTACTCAAATAAATCAGGTAAACTATTTAAAGTAACTGGTGTAAAAAGAGAAGCCAATGAAGATGAAATTATTGTATCTGCAATAGAATACATTTCTAACGTATATGTAGATTCTGATACCTTTATTAACTATGAGCCTACTTCCTATGTCGATGTAACTAGTCCGTTTACTACGCCTCCTGCTCCAGTATTTACGTTTACAGTAAGTCCAAGAACCAAGGTAGATGGTACTGTAGTTTTTGACGGTATTTTAAATAATAGAACTGAATCCTTAGGGTATGGTCAGAAATTCCAAACTGAATACTATGTAGCTAAGCCAGACGCTATTGTACCGCTATCAAATGTTGTTTCTCAAGCTCCCTTACGTTTTATAGCTTCAGATGCTTCTGCTCTTTCTAATGGTATTTTAAGCTGTATAGTGTCTGGTAAGAATGGATTTACTACTCCTGCAGGCGAGATTCGTCTACTATGTAATGCTATTAGTACGTCTACCCCTGGTTCTATTGTTATGACCTTAGAGGGCTTAAGACTGTGTATTGACGAAAACTTCAACCAACACGTACTACAAGTTAATGACGGCGTAACAGTACCTACATTACAGGGTATTGATCAAATTAACATACCTGTACGAGAAAAATCAAATGTACAAGGTATTATTAACTTTGTTGGATACCAATCTGACGTTACAGCGGTTACCAGAGAAATAGTATCATATAACTTAAGCACTGATACTGTAACTATATCTGATGCAGTAGCTGGTATGTCGACTCTAAGTTCTGCTCTATTAACTCCTCCTTTCTACGTAAGTTTAAATCAAATATTAGCCAAAGAGTACTATGCTAATAATAGTATTTATGTTAAAGGTACTGAACTAGTACAAGTAGTGGATGGTGCTATTAACACATCCACATCTATCAATACTATTCAACTACCTTCTAAGCCCAGAAATGCAAGCTTTGTGAAGTTTTATGTAGACGGTGTAGAAAAAGCAGCAGGTCAGTTTACAGTTAATTTAAACAGAACATTAGGTATTGCAGCCAATATTCAGTATACTCGTTCTCCTTCTGATACGGTGTATAGAGCAGAAGTCACAAACTATGCTGTACCTACTATAGAAGTTGGTGACAGGCTAGAAGTCAATTACGGTAACACATTTACTGTAATCAACACTAGTTATGATATTACTAGCGCTAAGTATAATGCTGCTTTAACTAGTAACTCTATATTTAGAATACAGTTAGACACTGCTCCTAACTTAGACTTATCTGGTTACTCTTTTATCAATACTACACAAGATCCAGTAGGCACGGTTACTAATGTTCTTGGTAACGCATTTACTCTATCCTATAACGCAAACACGTACCCTGGTACTTATAAATTAGCAAATTCAGGCGTGTATGCTATTGAGTTAGCTTCCGCCTATGAGCGTGTATTTTTAACTGACGATTTACGTCTACCTGAGCTACCTTTAGGAGTGACTTCTGTTAGAGCAAGAAATAAAAACACACTAGGCAGAACCAGTCCTTATGTAACCAAATCTGTACTAGTCGAGCAGCTACCTATTCAAAAAGTAGAAAACCTAGAACTAGTGGAATCTCTATATAGAGAACAAACTGGTGGTGTAGCTGTGCGTGTTACTTGTGCTTTTGATCATATCGAAGGCCAAGAAGTTACTGACTATGAAATATCTTATAAACTTACAAGTATCGCTAACGTTGGTTCTGACGACGGTGGTAGCCCTCTAACATCTTTTAACACTGTTAAAATCCCAGCAACCGGGGTAGATACAGACAATAAAATAAGATTTACTATCAATAATATAAATAGAGGGCCGAATCCTGAATCTAACTCTATTATAGTACGAGTAACTCCCCTTAACAAAGCTATTAGAGGTATTACCGCAGTAGCCGAGAAAACTATTATTGGTAAAACTGCTGCTCCTTTTAACATTACAGGTTTTACGGGCGGACAGCAAAACGAAGTAATTACTTTCTTCTGGAACTATGTAAGAGAAAATGGGGATCTAGTCGACCTAGACCTGAAAGAAGTAGTTATTCATAGAGCACCAGGAGAAGTAGCTGCAACACTTGAAAACTTCTTGTCAGCAAACCCTCTGGTTACAGTATCAGTACCATCTGCACGTAAGTCAGTACCTATTGATACTTATGGTACTTTTACTTATTTAGCAAGAACTAGAGATACTAGCGGTAATCTAAGTACTGATGTAGTATCTACTGTTATATCTACTACTAGAGCACAACGCTCTACTACAGTAGCCGCATATAATGAAGATAACCCAACCGAAGTCTATATGGATGGGTTAACTAATAGAAATTCTACTGAGTTTTACTTTACTTCATTTGCTAACTCTAATACTGGTGGTTTAGCCTACTCTTACACTAGTGCTACAGATAATGCAAACGGGTCTAGTACTGGTTGGAGTATCGTGGCAGGTTTACCAACAAACTTGTTAGCTCCGGCAAATGCTACTTACATTACGCGTATTCGAGATTTCGGTCAGGAAGTAACCGGTCAAATTAATATAGAACTTGATGCGACTCAAGAAGTTCAGACTACGTATAATGACCAGCATGAGCGCTACTTAGAGGGAGTTACAGATACATCCGCCGTCGCTAACGTATTAATTGACACCAGTTTTGGTGGTATAGGGCATGTATTAGGCTTTGCTAACGCCAGTGTAACTACGGGTCGTTATGATGCTAATAACCGTACATGGATGACTGGGCCAGCAAACGGTAACGTTTGGGCTATCTGGAATCATGGCCAGTTTGTAGGTGACGTAGCTAATGCTAATTCTTATGCGCTTATTGCTGGGTTAATTAACGCTAATGCTATTGCGTTAGGAAATACCTACTTTGCAAATGGCCAGTCAACTGGCAGCAATTCGTTTGCAAACGTAACTTCTGGTAGTGATGCCTATACGTTAGTAAACATGATACAATATAGTGATACAGGTAGTGCTACTTATGCGGGAACACTAGGGTCAGTTACTACACAAACCTATGTTCGCACCACTACAGCAAATCCATACTATGCAAACGGTAACGTCAACGTATCTGCCTTCAGCTTAACTGGTGATGGGTGGATACCTTATGAAGTAGGCACGAAGACTTTTAGGTACTTCCAAATAAAATATGTAGTAACTAACTCAAGGCCTGACGAATTTGACTTTACTTTAGATAAATTTAGGTATAGTATAGATAAAGAGCAAACAGTCTTTACTACTACTGTTGTATTTGATGCTAACCCAAAAACTGTTGATATGACTTCTGCGAAGTTTTTATCAAGACCTGTAATAAACTACACTATTCTAGACCAAAAAGATGCTGAAGCTAATCCTGCAGTAGTGGTCACTACAGCCGCGTCTAATACATCACTTTCCTTTAGATTGGTTGCTAGCGACGGTACAGGTCTATATCAAGCAAATAGTACTGCTAACGTTATGATAACGGCAATCGGAGTATAATATGTCATTAACTAATTCAAATACCTATACAGAGCCTACAGCAGGCACGTCTCTGAATACTGCACGTTTACAGCAGAATGATACTTTTAGAACGCTATTAACCAACTTTAAGTCAACGTCTCCTCCTACAGGCGTTAACATAGTGGTAAACGGTGCTTCTTTAGGCGAGCAGGACGGTATGTTATATCGAAGTGCTACTACTAATGCTTTATACATTTCTGATACTATTCATAAGAAGACTTCCCCAGTAGGAGGTAACTTTACAAGAATTGGTATTGGTAATAGAGTTGAAAACGGCATAGTAGCTCTAGGGGCTAATGCTCTATCTTACGAAATCGGTGAATTAGTAGCTACTGTTTCTGAAAATGGTACTTTAGGTTCTAACGCAAGACTTTACCTATGTGTTTCCAACACAGCAGCTGCTGGCTCTACTGCCAGGTTCTTAGACGTCGGTGCACCGCAAGGTTATTCTATAGGTGCACTAAATAACGTTACATTCTCAGGCCAAAGTATCTCTGCTATTACTATCAGAGCGACAGCTAACGTCGGTATTAATACAGTTTCGCCTCTAGAAGCTCTACACGTTGTTGGTAATGCTATTTTTGCTAGTAACACTTATATCAGAGTCCCTATCGGTACTACCGCTCAGAGACCTGCATCACCAGCTACAGGTATGTTTAGATACAACACTACAAACGTTACGTTTGAGGGCTATACTGGTACTGCGTGGTCCAGACTTGGAAGTACTAGTATAACCAATGACACTACTACCAATGCTACTAGATATGTACCATTTATTGATGTTACTAGCGGTGATATCAGTAACGCAGCAGTAGCCTCGTCTAAGCTATTCTTTAACCCATCAACTGGCAGATTAACAGCTACAGACTTTAACTCACTGTCTGATATTAGAGTTAAGAGTAATGTTCATACCATTGATAACGCATTAACTAAGGTGCTATCACTAAGAGGTACTTATTTTGATATACACGGTAATAGATCAATAGGTGTGATTGCTCAAGAAATAGAAAAAGTACTCCCAGAAGTTGTTGCTGATGGGGAGTATAAGACTGTTTCTTATGGTAATATAGTAGCTGTTCTTATAGAAGCCGTAAAAGAACTAAAAGTAGAAGTTGAAGAGCTACAAAAGCATAAAAATAAATCATTATTGACAAAAATCAAAGAATGGTTTACTATCTAACCATAGGAGAATAATAATGGCTTTTTTACTTAACGGCGTGAATGTAATTGATGACTCACGTAATGCGAATAACTTGGGCTTTGTTACTCAATCATCATCTACACCTTTCTGGTTAAATAAAGCTAACGTAATGGCTAGCTTTACTATTCCAGACGGCTTTAATGCGATGAGTATAGGACCTATAACTATAGATAACGGAGTGAACGTGACTATAGGCACCGGAGAATCCTGGACAATACTATGAGTACACTTATAGCTAACGTTTTACTGAGTTATGACAAAGAATCTTGCTATTTTGCCGATTTGGTAGAAGGACCTAGCAAAGGCTGGGTTACTGTTAATATTGCAGCAGGAGTACCTAGCGTAAATAACTCTTTCAGCGTAAGTTCTATACAAGATCTAGGAGTAGGTTTGTATAAAGGTGTTTCCTCTGTAGCACTGCCTGGATCAAACGGGTCTAGAGCAGTTGGTATAGGCCATGCAAGTTTACTGAACGTAACAGGGTTTTACTATCAGTGTGCTGTTTATGACGGTACTGTAGGCTCTTCTGGAATACGTATGGGTATAAGTACTGAGTCGAACCCGCTTTATGTACACGGAGTTATATTCTAATGTCATCTTTATTATACGCAGATAACGTATCCGACGGTACTAGAAGTAATAGTGTAAATAATCTGTATAATGGTATGGCCAAGCTTATGATCCAATATACAACAATAACAGCTCCGTACCTTGCTTCTATAGAAAAATCTATTGGAGTATCTAGTGTTACTGATATACAGACAGGTATTCAAGAGTTCACACCGTCTATAAATCTTGGTGTTATTATTAATAGTAGACCTCTTATATGTGGAGTATCTACAGATGTTGCTGCTACTAGCTTTGGTTATCATGGTGCTTTATTTACTACCTACGGTAGATATAGATTTGGCTATTATACTACTGGTTGGTCTGCTGCAAACTATATAAGCTGTATGGGGTTTTAGAATGAGCTTTGCAAAAATTGATAGAATTAAAAGTTTATCCAATACAGCCTTCGAAATACCCGTTAAATACGCTGTACATAATACTAAGTTTTGGTGTGCTTTAAATGCTAGTAACGGTACACCAGTAGTATCGAATTCTTATTCTACGGGTTCTGTTATTGATCTTGCTGTAGGCAGATATATAGTAAATCCTGACGCATTTACGGCTGCAAATACCTCTACTATTATGCTTGGTCATGGTTGCTACGCTGTAGATTATAACGTCGCTACTAAAAGCGGTACTGTAGGTTTTGTGGGTGCTAATGCTCAAGCGAGGGTTAGCACATATACCGCAGGTGTAGGATTTGTTGATGCTCTTGCAGTATCTGTTATTGCTTCTTACGAAAGAATTATAAAATGAGTAGATATGAAACTGAGTATGTAGTAGTATATGAAGATGGTGAAAAAACAAAAATTAATAATGGTTTAGAGGAGTATGATGCTCCTGCTAAAGTAATGATACCTACTCCAGAGTGGATGTACGAAGCTATGTCTGGCGGTATTTTGTTACCTATCTGGGCGCATTTTAAGCTTAGAGAAGAGCTTAGTTTAGAGGAACGAGCCGATATTATTTTTAATACCCCTAAACTCGGACCACTAACTGAAGAGCAAGCTATAGCTTACCTGATAATGAAAGATATTCCAGAGCATGTATGGTCTGATAAATCAACTAACATGCCTAAATATAAAATAGCGAAACGTAGCCAGCTACCTGATAGTAGAGAGTGGCGTAACGCTTGGAGATTAGCCGTATGAGTACTTTAAAAGTAGATAATCTACAAACAACTGCTGGTATTGGTATGTATACCTTACGAGCGTATATAAACTATAATCCTACTACCACTGTACCGACTATACGTGCTAATGGCGGTTTTACTTCTTCTATAACAGATAACGCTATCGGTGATCAAACTCTTACTTTTTCTACAGCTATAGGAGATATAAACTATACTTGGAGTGGTAGTGCTGGTTATGATGGTACAAACCAGCATGCGTGGGTAGGTGGGCCGAACTCAACCATACTAACTAACTGGAAGACTAGTACTTTTTTACGTATTAATACTATATACGCCAACACAGGTAAAAGTACTGTCGATCCTGTAGACGTATCAGTAATATTAATGAGATAAAGGAAATTAAATGTCAGTATTAATAAAAATAGGCGGAAACTTATACGATTCTTCCTTATATGAATTACCAGATGAGCGCTTGTTTAGAGATGCATGGACGGCTGATCCTAATGCTGGCGTTATATCTGTAGATATGAATCTAGCTAGAGACGTCTGGCGTGATAAGATTAGAAGAGCTCGCGCTCCAAGATTACAAGAGCTAGATGCTGAGTTTATGAAAGCATTAGAAACAGGTGCTAGTACTACTGCTATTGTCGCAGAAAAACAAGCATTACGTGATGCTCCTGCACACCCAGACATCCTTACTGCGCAAACGCCTGAGGCTCTTAAGTTAGTTAAACCTGCGGGACTAAACGTAGAATAATTATGAAGATAAGTTCTTTAGGCATAGATCTTGAAGACGGAGTCTCATTACCTCTGAGTTTTCTTCAGGGTGCTAACGCATTTAACCAGGTATTATTCGTTAATACGCAGGCCAGACGCACGGTTGATAGTGAAAGAGGCTTCTGGGTTGAGGGCGTCTTTAAAGCTGACGGATTACTTAGTTATAAGAATAAAAATGACGTAGCTACTACTTATCAAGCATTTGCTTCTTCTGGTACTTTTACAGTACCTGCAGGAGTTACTGCTGTTAGAGTACTAATTTGTGGTGCCGGAGGCTCTAGTGGAAACAACACTAGTATCCCTCCTAACCCGGATGGTACAGGTGGCGGCACTAACCCTGGCGGACCTGGTGGTTACGGCGGTATTGTCTATGCACAAGTACCTACTACCCCTGGAGCAAATATGACAGTAACTGTAGGTGCTGCTGTAACAAACGGGGCTGGCGGTAGCTCAACGTTTAGTGACTACACAGCTACAGGTGGTGCTAGAGGCGGTAATGGCGGAGGTGTAGGTGCTGACGGTGATGGCAATGGTCCAGCAGTCATCTTTAGAGGTAATGCAGGAGACTGGTTAGGCCTATTCCCAACATACTTTGATCATCGTATACTTACTACTTATGATTCGTATAATATGTATCAAAAAAGAACTCAGGCAAATGTACAGACTGTAGACACTACTGCTATAGCTTGGAGTTTTGCTGGATCATTTTGTCCAGGCGCTAAAGGCGGTGCTGGTAACCAAAGAGCTGGAGTAGGGGGCGCAGTTATTGTGTTTTGGTCATGATTTTACCTTATGCTATTGTAGAAAACAACAAGATTATAAATATAATTAATATTGATGATAACGAAGTAGAACTAATATCTGCTTTAAAGGCTATCCCTATACCTGCAGATTGTAATACTGGTATAGGTTGCTCCTACGTTGATGGAGTGTTTGAGGAAGCAGTATATCCTACGGAGCAAGTTATAGAAAGCACTGTAGATCTAAGTTTTGAAGATATAGAAGCCTTAATAGAACGTATTATAAATGAAAATAACTCCTAACACTAAAATATGTACTTTATTAGATTACATAATAAAAACAGGTCCAATTAGTACTTATGTAGATTCTTATACAAAAGAAGATTTTTTACTAGATGAACCAGATTTTTCTAGTGATAAAGCTCATGGTATAAACAACCACTTTACACAGGTATGTATGCCTTCTAATGTATATATTAGCGCAGCAGCAAAGCTGCTAGGTGCTAAGTTAATAACAAACTCGGTTATATACCCTGAAAAAGGATATATGGGATGGCATACAAACTCTGATCTAGAAGGCACACGTATATATTATACTAAGACGGATGGAGAGGCTATATTTTCGTACTATAAAGACGGTGTTAGATATAACGATTATGACAATGTAGGTTCATGGACTTGCCGAGAGTTTAAAGTATCTAAAACTGATTTATTATGGCACGCTATATGGACTGAAAAACCTAGGTATGCTTTTGGCTTTTTAGTATGACACTTGAGTTAAAACTAATAACAGAAGATGATTGGAAACAAGGCAGGCAGCACCAAGAGAGTAAATTTACTAATTATTATAAATTAAATAACTTTCATAAAGCACTAGAGAACTTAAAAAATGACTATACAGGTACTATAAGTTATCATAAGTTTAATAAGAAATTTAATGCTACTTTACTTAATAATACTCTTGAGTATACAGAAAATAGCCCTATATTTGAGTACTTCAAACTATCTCCTAATAGTTATTATCTAAACGAATTTCCAGACGATAACTTATGGAGATCTTGTGATATAGATAGTTCAGTATATTCATTATTCCAAGACACAAACAAGTATAAGCAGTCACCTGAGTTATTTATCTTCGATAAACCGTACATTTTGTTTACTTTACAATCAAACGGTAGTAAATTAGTTCATTCTTTTAATGCTGAAACGTTTATACGCATAGTTATGTGGGCTACTACAAATAAAAAGTATATATTGTTTAAGTTGCATCCTTACCATTTCCCAAATTCTAATATAGAAACTTGTTGGAAATATCTTGATAAAAAAGGTTATATCTCTGACTACGTTATGTTAGTTGATAAAAGATACAACTTAGATCACTTAATTAAAAACGCTGAACAAGTTTGGACTTTTTCTAGTGGGGCTGGAATGCAGGCTGTTATATATAATAAGCCTGTAGCGCATTTTTGGAAGAATGTTGACTTTTTTCCTGTAGCAAACTTTGTTACAACACCTGAAGAAGCTTATTTGACCAAAAAACCTAGTAATGAAGATATTACTAGATTTCTTACTTGGTACTTTACTAAGCTAACTATTAACAGTGAATCTGTTAATTTAGAAAAACGATTAAGGCACCGCTTGGAGCAATATTTTGTCTATAAACAATCTGATATATCACAAATCTTATAGTCCATGGGAACACATACTTATTGACGACTTTTATGATATTACTCTTTTTAGTAAGATGCAGAAGGAGCTGGTCTCAATATTTAATAAGGTTATGCCTAGTAGAGATCTACTGCTAATCGACAATATATCTAAATTTCAAGCTACTACTGCTTGTGTAGCATCAAAGCCTATTACAGAAAGCTACCTCTCCTTATTCGATATACATCGAAAATATACTAAAGCTACTATACGTAATCAGATAATTTTTTGTAATAGTAAGGTTGATTACCGTATACACGATGAAAAAGAGAGTAAAATACTTTCTGCCGTTACCTATGTGTACCCAGAACAAGCTACTGGCACTAGATTATACTACGAAGATAAATCTTTTTGTAAAGATGTTAGTTGGCAACCTAATAGAATGCTAATCTTTTGCGGACAAACAGGTAAAACATGGCATAGCTACCACTCGTTACCAAATACCACTAGAATAACTATTAATACGTTTATTGAAACAGAATAATATGATATATATAAAAAGACTTAATTTTTGTTACATAAGAGTACCAAAAAATGCTAGTTCAACTATTATGAGCTTTTTATATAATAATGCCTGTAACCCTGCTGAAGACGTAGTAAGCAGGGCTTTTGAGTGGGAAGATGAAATATTTAATAAAATTTACCATCTAAACTGTCCGGCATTACCACATTCACACGTAGATGCTTCTTATGTAGTACAAACCAATATAGTACCTATCACTGCTACGTTTACAGGAGTTATTAGAAACCCTTTTGAAAAGCAACTAAGTTTGTATTTGTATAGAACACGCAATAGAAACTACGGTAGCATAAAGCCTAGTATAGAAGATTTTAGAAGCAGGTTTATAGACGGAGTCTTACAGGATAAACCTCAGCATATGCAATCACAACTTAGCTTTTTAAAAGTAAACAATAAGCTTGTTGGTAGTTTTTGGTTATTCGAGAGAGTAGAGCAGCATTTATTAGACTTTTGTGAAGAACATTCCATAGACGTTACAACTCCTATGAAGCTTCTCAATAAGTCTCCTGGCAATAAGAAAGACTTAGTAGAGATATTCTATGACGCTAAGCTTAAAAGTGCTGTGTTAGAAGCATATAAAGAAGATTTTGAAGAATATGACAGACTTAAAGATTTTTATGGGATACGATAGTCGCGAAGATATAGCGTACCAAGTAGCAGAACGTAGTATCAGGCTATATAACTCAGAAATACCAGTTATACCGCTAAAACAACAAGCGTTAAGAGATCAAGGTGTTTATTGGCGAGATTTAGACAAGGCAGCCTCGACAGAATTTACTATAACTAGATTCTTAACTCCTTATCTGTCTGAATATTCTGGATGGTCGTTGTTTATAGATTGTGACGTTTTATTGCTTACTGATATACAGCAGCTTTTTGATTTACGAGACGATAAGTACGCTATTCAAGTAGTAAAGCACGACTACAATCCTGTAACTAGTATAAAGATGGATAATAAGCCTCAAGCTTTATATCCTCGAAAAAACTGGAGTAGCGTCATGTTATTTAATAACGCTCATCCAGCTAATAAAGCACTTGATCTAGCTTTTGTAAACTCAGCAACACCGCAAACGTTGCACAGACTACAGTGGTTGAGTGATAACTTAATAGGTGAATTACCAACTACCTGGAACTGGCTTGTAGATTGGTATAGTGAGACCGATAACCTAAAACCCAAATTACTGCATTATACTGAGGGAGGTCCTTGGTTTAGTGACTACGTAGCGTGCTCGTACTCTCAAAATTGGTATAAAGTGCGTGACTTATTAAATAATTAATTTATAAAACAACTATTGCCGATTTTATTACTGTAATGTATGATTAAGTATAAAGGAGTGGCTATGAAAAAATCTGGACACAAAGACGTTGCGTCGTCTCTAATGTTATGTAAAAGCATAATTGAAGACGCAGAGACAATTCTAACTAGTTTACCTGAAGAAGACGCTGAGTTACCAACTTGGTGGACTAATAAGCTAGCTATCTGCTATGCATACGTTAACTCACTACGTGACTACGCTGTATACCAAGGATTCGAAGAAGAGGAATCAGAAGATGAAGAAGAATCTGATGACGCTGAAGACGGTACTAATGGAGAGAGCTCAGCTGAAGAACCTGAGACTGAGGACGAAGATATGATGCCTCCGTCAGCGAGGATGATGTTAAATGCCTCTTAAAAGTGGTAGCTCACAAAAAACTATATCAGGTAATATAAAAGAGCTTATGGATAAGCCTGGTAAAACACGTAGTAAAGGTATAAAAACACTATCTAAGCGTTTAGGAGTTTCGCCTAAAGAAGCCCAAAGACGTCAAGCAATTGCAATAGCCTTAAGTACGGCAGGAGTGCCTAAGTCGAAAACCAAAAAATAAATTTTTGACAAGTATAGCAATTTTTGTCAAACTAAGATAAATCATCTAATGATTATCTTAAAAAGGAGAAAATAATGACTAGTAAGAATACTTATAGAGTTGGTACAGATGGTACTGCTAACTATTCTTCCTTAAGCGCTATCCCTTCTTCAGTATTAGCACAGGGCGATAATACAATTCTTGTATACCCAGGTACTTATGCAGCACCAACAAATGCTGTGTGGAATGACGTGGCTATTATTGGTGTCGGTGACCGTGAAGAGATTGTAATCAACGGCGGTATGACAATTGCAAACACCTCTTCTGGTGTGCTATCTTTTGAAAATATTACCTTTGTTGGAGCAAACGCTGTTACAACTTCTGATGCAGTCTGCGTAACTAAGCTAGGTGCTGCTTCTACACCCCTACACTTTAGAAACTGCACATTCTCTAATGCAGAGCATGCTGTTCGTCACCAAGCAACTCTAGCTCTAGCTACAACTACTCCACAAGTAGTTATGACTTATTGCGACGCTTCTGCAGTAGACCAAGCAATTGTTGCTAATGCTAACGTTGGGGTTAATTGGAGCGCTCTAAACGCAAGTGCAAACGCATACTTTGCTCCAGGCGGCGGCGCAGGTACACCAGCTATTACAGTTCGTGCCTCTACTTCTGGCGGCGCAAACACAGGTGCTACTGTTAAGACAGTACTTGCACTTATTTCTTAATTTTTTAAAGGAGACCTAGATTATGGCAATGATTAAAAAAGAAGTCACTGGGGTCACAGAAGATCTTAAACTTGTAAAAAATGCTAAAACAGCTCCTACTACTCCAATGGGTGGAACTCAGCGTTCTTCCTTTGAAGGCTCACGTGATTCTCGCGCTGCTGGTGCTGTAACTTCTAACAAAGTACTAAAAGGTGCCGACGGTTACGTAAACCAAGGTGACGTAATGATGGGTGACGTAAGCCACAGTCGTTCTTTCACTAAGTCAGGCGCTCGTGGAGCAACTTCTGGTGCAGTTTCTGTTGCAAAAGAAGATGTAACTCGTGGTATGGGTGGTAGAGTTATTAAGGATATGAAGTAAAATGGCAAAGTCACTTTCTGGAGTTGATACACGTAATGGTACAACAGTAAAGATTGGCGATAACCGTTACGGTATGCGTGAAGCGTACGACCCTAAAGTCGAAGCAGCTACAAAAACATACTACCGTGAAGGTGATAAACTAGTAGTAAAAGAAGTAAAAAATCCTCTTTTACAAAAAGTACGCACTGAAAAGCCATGATAGCTGCTGCACCGTTTACACAAAGCAGTAACATACAAAAGAAGGCGGTCAAAAAAGTACCGCCTTCTAAAAAACCAAAAAAGAAAAAGGGAGCGTAAGCTCCCTTTTTTATTATTTAGCGGTAATATTATGCGGAAAGATTTTAGAAATCGCTTCTGCACACGCTATAGCAAGAGCCATATGTTCCTTTTGAGTACCGTTACCTGAACGAAGCTCAATATAATGAATCCATGAGCGTATTGTACCCTGAGCGTAGAGTCTAGAGACTGTATTTCCTTCTGGTAGTACTACTCTAGCCTGTTCTTTTGCTATTCCTTGACTAATAGCCCAGTCATAAGCCCTACGAGCTTCATTAATTAGGTGTTTTTGTACATCATCCCAAGCACTTTGTAATACTGGGTCTTGAACTTCAATAGAGTTTTGACGATTCTTATCATCTTGCAGTCTAGCTTCTCTAGTTACAAATGCTGTATTCATATCTGTTGGTTTAGCGTAACGTTGAGAAAATTCTTGGAAACTAAACGAGCGATGACGTAAAAATTGTCTTGCAATATCACGAGTAGTAGTAATTTCCATAGTAGCACTAGCCATTTCAAACGGACTCCAGTGCTTATGAGTGATCAAGTACTTTAATAGTCGTTCAGAACGTGAAAAATCATCTTGAAACTGCGGATTTGATACTTTAGCACAAAAAGCAATCAGTTCTTGTACATCACCGATCTCTTCATCTAAGCCTTCGATTGGGTGTGTGTACCCAATTAATCTAACTTGCATAATGTCGTTGTATGTTTTAAAGTTCATTAGTTCTCTTTCTTAAAAAATTTTTCAAAATCCGAATCTTGAAAAACAATTGAGTATCCATTGACATAGCACTTAAAGTACTTATGGATATTATTTTATAGATAGTTTTATAATTTAGAATCAACTAGCTATAGTTTTATGTCTAAAAATTTAATTTTCAGTTAAAAGGCGTCAGAAAACTCTGACGCCTTTATTTATAGATCATTTAGTACTTCTAGAGGATCTTCGCCATCTTTTCCAGCAGAGATAGCATCTTGATAGTATCGTTTTAGATTGATTAACTTCTCATTCAGTACGAGCCTATCGCGACCTGCGTTAAGATTAGTAATATATTGCGACTTTCCCTTGATAGGTAGCGCTTTTAATAGATTATCTAAAGTTTTATATTCTTTAGCTAGCGCCTGTGCTCGCTTAGGACCAATACCTTCGATGCCGATAATATTATCGCTTTTATCTCCTTCGATAATACGAGACATCATAAATTCACTAGGTGAGAGTCCAGTATCTTCTGTAAGAGTTTTTAGCGTTATTTCTTTACGAGAGAATATGTTGAAGATAGAGATATTAGTATCAAGTAGTTGAATTAAGTCTTTATCAGAAGACACAATCCAGGTATGGTTATATCTAGGTGATACATGTTGAGTTAGATACGTTAGTAAGTCGTCTGCCTCAATACCTCTAAATTTTAGTACTTCTTCGTCTAGTTCATCGGGCAACCTGTTAAGTACATCAAAAAACTCTTCATAACGCTTAATTTCTTCAGGCTCTTCTGGCTTTTTACGAGTACCTTTATATTCACCTAGTAAATTCATACGATAGTAGGATTTACCGAAGTCGAAACATACAATAGTACGTTTTGCTTTATAAGATTTAGCTAGAGATTGTACTGTACGTTTAAATTCATCTGTGTATGAGTTGTAGTTATTGCGTTGTAGAAAGCGATAAGATACGTTATTAGCATCTAAAATAAGTAAATTATTAAATTCATCATAATCAACTGATTTTACGTCTTCTAGGTC